GAGGGGCAACGATCTGTGTACGGGATGCTGGTCCCTTCGGTGACCATCTCGGGGAACAGCATCAACTGGAGCTGGGACCCTGACGTGGTGAACTACCACGTCAGGATGGAGATGTTCCCGAGCCAGCCGACGACGAACACGGTCGGCGGCATCACGCTTCACTATGGGGTATTCAGCTGATGGCCGTCGGGCTGCGCATACGGAATCAGGGCACCGGGCAGATCCAGATCGGTATCGGGTATCGAAACCTGCAGTTGGCCAAGTCGGGGACGCTCGACTCCGGGTCTTTTGCAGGTGGAGCCACCGGCGGTTCGCCGCCATTCGCCTCTTGGCCAGATCGCGGATTCCTGGCCAGCACCAACGGCACGTCCAACCTGCACGTCTGCCGATATGTGAATGACTCGGTGTCGGTGAATACCGGTTTCAGCCTGGTGCAAAGCGGCGTGACGTGCTTCGCCTACGCGTCGAGGTCAGCTCCGAACAAGTCGCTGGAGTACTACACGTTCAGTGCCGCTGAGCGTGCAGCCTCCGGTCCGGTGGGGCTGCGGATGCGCGGTGAAGATGGGACGGTCTTCTACGACTCCCGGCGAAAGGGCCTGCGCGTGCTGCAGGTGGTGGCCCTCCCGTCTGTGGCAGGCCCGCCTGTGGAGATCGGGCAGTTCTTCCCGGGCACCAAGATCGGCATCGCAATCCCGTCGCCGCGGTTCTACTACTCATCCGTGGCGCAGGATCGCTGCACGATGAATGCTGACTACTTCCACATGACCAGCGACAACCGGATCTTCATCTCGAAGCAGGTCGTTTCCCAGCAGACCCTTACGTCGAACACGTTCCCGGTAGGCGGCGTGACGATGGGGCCGCAGAACGCCACGATCTTCATCGTGGACCTAACCGAGGTGCCGCTGGGGTTCGGATGATGTGGGACTATGCGACCTGCAGCAGCAGATCCTCGCGGTTGTTCCGCGGCGTGTTCACCGCGCGGCTGACCCGGTAGGCCTCCATCGCCGGTGGCTCACTGGCCAGCAGCATGGCCATGGCGTCGTTCGGGCTGGCCGCCATCCACTCATCGAGCTGACCGGCTTGCAACCAGACGGGCATGCGGTCGTGAATGTCGGCCGATACGCCGCTGCTGTCGCCGGTGATGATGGTGAAGGTGCCCAGGTTGCCGTCGGGCAGCAGTGGGCTGGTGTCCTCCCACAGGCCGGCGGCCAGCAGCGGCCCGGTGGCGTGGATGAACCAGGGGTCTTTCTTTCCGTCCTCGGGGCTGACCGACCACTCGTAGTAGCCGGCCATGGGGATCACGCACCGGCGCTTCTTGAACGCCGACCGGAAGGCCGGCTTGGTGGCCACCGTCTCGATTCGGGCATTGATGGTCGAGCCCTGCAGGCCCTTGGCCTTGGCCCAGAACGGCAGTAGGCCCCACGCCAGCCGGGTGACCAGCCGACCTTCGCCGCGGTCCAGGATCACCGAGGCGCGCTGTGTCGGCGCCAGATTGTAGCTGGGCTGGATCTCGGCCAGGCCGGGGGCAAGGTCAGCCAGCCCCGGCTGGCCGAAGTCGATCACGGGGAGCTGGACGAATCGGCCGCACATGGCCGGAGGGTAGTCCTGCAGGGCGTGCCCGGGGCGTGTAGGTCCGCGCCGGAGCATAGCCGGACTGCTGTCAAGACTGGCCCTGTGACGCTCGTCCGCGTTAGCATCCCGTCCCCCTCTGGCGGTGCCGGGGCAATTGGATACACTACCCCGCATGACGAGCATCACCATCCCCGGTGGCCTGCTGGTTGCCATCGAGGGAATCGATGGGGCCGGCAAGTCGACCTTGGCCAAAGGCCTGACCGAGCGGCTTCGCGCCCATGGCGTGGCCGTTTCGACCAGTAAAGAGCCAACCAACGGGCCCTGGGGCACCAAGCTTCGTCAGTCAGCTGAATCGGGTCGCCTGAGCCCGGAGCAGGAGGTCGAGTACCTGCTGGCGGATCGCCGTGATCACGTGGAGCAGTTCATCGAACCGGCTCTGCAGCGTGGAGAGGTGGTGATTCTCGACCGCTATTTTCCGTCGATGGTCGCCTACCAGGGTGCCGCCGGGCTGCCGGTTGAGGACCTGTCGAAGGCCAACGACTTCGCGCCCCGGCCCCACCTGATGCTTCTTCTCGACGTTGAGCCAGCCACTGGCCTGGAACGTATCCGTGCACGTGGGGATAGGCCGAACCACTTCGAGAACGAGGAGAATCTGGCTCTGTGCCGGAAGATTTTCCTGGACATGTCCGAGCGCACGAAGTGTGTGATCGACGCCTCCCAGCCTGAATCAGAGGTTTTGGACGCCTCCTATGTGATGGTGATCCGACAGTTCGCTCAGAACCTGGGGGATCCGTCAGTGGAGAACGTCGAGAAATTGGGCGCCCTCATGGAGGGGCACCTGGCTTAACTAAGTCAGGATTCAATCGCAGGATCTGCGACGCGCGGCCGTATCCTTCCGGCCATGCTTCCTTCGCACGGCTACCAAGGCTTCCGCACCGCCCCGATCCCCACCGGCTGGGTCCAGATGGGTGATATCTGGGTGCTGTGGTGGAGTGGTCGACAGATCGCCAACATCAGATGCGGCAAGGATGGCGCTGTGCGCGTGCGTCTGGATGCCCGGAAGATGTGGCAGATCAAGGAAGTCCCGGCCGCCAGCATCGCCCAGGGCAAGCGCTACGCCGAGCGGTGGTGCGCAGTCCGGCTCTACCCGGAGATGCGCCTGCGCGCGGCTGTGGCCCGGCTGCTGGACACCACACCAGCCGAACCGCTCGAACCGCTGCCCGGGCTGCCACCGACCCGCGAGCAGCAGGATCAGGCCCGGCGCCTGGCCGAGGCGACCGCGCTCGCCACAGCGCGGGTCAAGGAAGCGTTGGAGCCCTCCAAGCCGATGCCGGCGACCAAGCCCCGCCCGAGGGACGCCCGGAAGGCGTGGGTGAGGGCAGGGCTGCAGCAGATGCGGCGGGGCGTGTAGGCGTCATCCGGCCCGCAGCTTCACCACGTTGCCATCGCGCAGGCCATCGAGATAATCCGCCCAGACCTGCATCATCCGCACGCGCTCCTGCAGGTGAGATGTGCGGTTGTAGGCCCGCCCGTTGGGATCCTTAACCGCGTGCGCCAGCTGGTGCTCGATGATGTCCGGGCGGAAGTGCAGGACCTCGTCCAGAATGGTGCGAGCGGTCGCGCGGAAGCCGTGGCCGGTCATCATCGTGCGGTCGTAACCCATGTTGCGCAGCGCTGCGGTTACGGCGTTCTCCGACATCGGGCGTTTCGGATCGCGGGCGCCAGAGAACACCCACTTGTGCCGGCCGGTGATCGGCTTGATGTCCTCCAAGATCTGCAGCGCCTGTTTGGAGAGCGGCACCAGGTGTGCAGCACGCATCTTCATCTTGCTGGCGGGGATGGTCCACACGGCCGCGTCGAGGTCGAATTCCTCCCATTCCGCATGCCGCAGTTCTCCAGGACGCAGGAACACCAGCGGCGCCAGCCGCAGCGCCGCCCGGGTGATGGCAGATCCGCTGTATGCCTCGATGGAGCGCAGCAGGCCACCCAGCTGCACGGGGTCGGTAATCGCTGCGTGGTGGGCTTCCTTCGGCGGCGCGAGCGCTCCCTTCAGGTCGGCAACAGGGTTTCGCTCCGCCCGGCCAGTGGCCACGGCGTACCGCATGATCTGGCCGCAGTTCTGCATGATCCGGTGCGCAGACTCGATCGCGCCGCGCTCCTCGATGCGCCGGGCCACACGGAGGAAGTCCGGCGCGGAAAGGTCGGCGACAGAGCGAGACCCGATCCACGGGAACACGTCGTTCTTCATCCAGGCCTCGACCTTCTCCGCATAGCTGGGCACCCAGGGGCGCGCGGCCAGCCACTCATTGGCGATGGTCTCGAAGCTGTCCGAGCCGAGGGCGGAATGGGCGAGGGCAGCGGCCTTCTTCTGCGCGCCCGGATCGACGCCTCGGGCCAGCAGCCGGCGGGCTTCGTCGCGGGCCTCGCGCGCGCGCGCCAAGGAGACATCCGGGTACAGGCCGATCGACAGCAGCTTCTCCTTGCCGGCGATGCGGTACTTCCAGCGCCAGCTGCGCGCGCCGGTCGGGGTGAGATAGAGGTACAGGCCGCCACCGTCGGTGATCTTCTGCGGCTTGTCGCTGGGCTTGGCGCGCCTGATGGCTGCGTCGGTCAGAGGCATTGGGGGTATCGCTTCAGTGGGTGCGGTCGGATACCCCTTGATATACCCCCACCGTCTCATGGATTGAAACGGATTGCCCCGGTCTGCTGCGGACAATAAAAAAGCCCGGAAACCCTTGTGATGCGGGGGTTTCCGGGCTTCTCCGGTCCTTGACGAACCGTTCGTTGGTGGAGGTGGGCGGAATTGAACCGCCGTCCGAAGGCACTCCATCCCCAGCACTACATGCTTAGCTCACCGTTGGATCTCGTCCCCGAACAGCACGGTGCGCAAAGCGCATCCGGGAACCAGCCTGTTGTGTTCTAGTGCCGGACTGACAGGCAGCCACCCAGCGCGATTCCATGATAGTGACTCTACACCGCGAGCATGGACACAAGCGGTTTCGAGGCTTAGGCCTTAAGCGGCCAGAGCGTAGTTGTCGTCGTTGGCAACTAGAGTTTTGCAGCTGGATTTACGAGGAAAGCTACCCCCTCGGCATGCGCCAGGCGACTTCACAACCCCCGTCGAAACCAATGCACCCCCGGTTTCTTCAAGTATTGCAAGGCTTTCAGGCCCCTGGTTGACCAAATGTTGACCAAGAACCCGCCTAACGATGCGAATGTTACGGCAATCTTCCTGAACAGTCACGTGGTCAGCCGGCACTGGCCGGCGGTCCGTCCCCGAGCTCGGGGTGGGTGTTCAGGTAGTCGATCACGTCATCTTGGAAGAATTGGCCGCGAAAGTAGCTGTGCGGGGCATTCAATGCGACCAATTCGGCTAGATATCTACGGGTGGACACGCGATTGATGATGAATTGTCGATCGATAAGCAGCACTTTGTCGTGCGGTTCGGCCGACACGTCTATCACCCGGCCCGGAGGTGCGTCGGGCAAGGGGGTGTCACAGGGAGTCTTATCGTTGTTGATCTCGACCAAACGATCAAAATGCGTAGCGGTCGCATCCGTGCTGAGGATGTACTCACCACCTTCCATCACTCCCATGTACTCGAAGGCGCCGAGCGGACCAGTGTGCTGAATCATTGGCACGTGCCCTTCTTCGTGAAGCCGCCCGCGAACTAAGCCGCCGCTGCGAGCGTCCACGATCCAGCCTGCCAAGAACGCGGAAGTGAACTCTTCAGGAGTGCGGATGAAAAGCAGATCGTCATCGCCCCCCGCCGGCGGAGGCGTGGCAGGGGCGGTCCGTGCGCCTGTCGAATCGTCGTCCATTCCCAGGCTCCAGTCGTTCAGGTACGTCAGCATAGCCCACTAGACGGCAGACTTCGGCATCCACACTGCAGCGGCCTTGGCGCCGGCGTCAGGGACCATTGAGGGGATCCACCGGCCGTACTTCTTGGCAGTGATCGTCCAGTCGCGATGCCCCATCTGCCTCGCCACCCACATGACGTTTTCGCCCGCGCTGAGCGCCTGGGACGCGAAGGTGTGGCGCATCTGATACGGGTACCGGTACCGGACGCCAGCCTTGCGCAGCGCGCGCTGCCATTCGCCGGCGCGGATGCTCTGATCCGACCCCCACCGTGCGTTCGTCCTGGGGTCGTGGAAGACGAACTCGCCGGCGGTGGCGGTATGGGCGCGCTGGGCCTTCAGGGCCTCGATCGCTGGCTGCAGCAGCTGCACTTCGCGCACGCCGGACTCGGTCTTGGGGGCCTTCATCTTGCCCATGACCCAGGCGCGTCGGATCTTGACCGTGCCCTTGCGCCAATCGATGTCCGACCAGCAGAGACCGATCATTTCCGAGGTGCGCAGGCCCGTGGCGAAGTTGAACTGGCAATAGTTGCGGACTTGGTCCTCGCGGCAGGCGGCCAGGATCGCGTGGACTTCCTCCGGCGTGAAGGGGTCGACCTCTTCGCGTGCGTTGGCCTTGGCGCGCCGCTTCACCCTGAATCCATCGAGGGGATTGCTTGGGATCAAGTCGTCGGCCACCGCCTCGTCCAGGGCGCCGCGGAGCGGGCCCAGGACGTTGTTGATGCGCTTGGCCGACGTCGACTCGTCAAACGTGGCCACCAGCTCCTTCAGCGCGATACGGTCGAAGTCACGCAGCGCGATCGACCCGCAGCGCGGCACCAGGATGTTCTCGACGATGCGCCGGTAGCCAATTAGGCTGCTGTGCTCGAGCTCAGGCTCCTTCTGTGCCAGCCACCGTGTCAGCACCTGCTCCAGGGTGTCGAGGGCCGCTGGCTTCTCCGCCACCTGTACCGCGCGCTTGCTGCCGGGGAAGTGGGTGGCATAGTCGAAGGTGCCTTTCTCGATCTCGACCTTGATCTGCCCCAGCAGATTCTCGCAGTAGCGCAGGTTACGAGCGGTCGGGGCGAGCTTGATCCGCTCACGGCAACGCTTGCCCCGATAGTAGAAGTCTATTGCGATGCTGCTCTGTGTAGCTGGCCTGACGCCGCTTTGCCGTGCATTACCCACTCTTCGTACCCCTCCAGGTCGATCAGGTTTCTTCCATCCGGCGCCTTGATGAACACGGCACCCTCCAGCCAGTCGCCCCGCTTGATCTTCGAGTTGACCGCGTCGACCGTGTAGCCGGTCAGCGTCTCGAACTGTTTGAGCGTGACGAACCGGACCGGGCGCAGATTCGCGGGGGATGCGCCCCTCGACAATCCTCGCGCTGAGGGGGCGTGGCTACTCATGGGACACCGCCTGCAGGCTCCAGAGGACCGACGGCCGCTCGTCGGGGCCGTGGAAAGGCGCGCGCCGCACGCGGCCGGTCTTGGCCAACTGGTGCAGGTAGCTGCTGACCCGGTTCGAAGGCAACTGCAGTTCGGCGGCCAGCTCCCCGGCCAGGCCCGGCCCCTCCTGCAGCAGCTGCAGGATCCGGGTGGCTGTGCCGACGGCAATGCCTGCGTCAGCCATGGTCTACCTCGTCCGCTGTGACGTGGCCCGGGCATCCGGTGCCGGTGTAGTCGAAGCCCTCACAGGGAGCGAGCGGGATGACCTTGCGGCCACTGGCCAGGTGGTCGGCCAGCACCCGCCGGGCTTCCGCTGCAGTTACCGGCTCTCCTGGCGGATTGCGTTGAAAGAGCCCGTCCAGATCCTGGTCGGTCATGTTCGACAGTGCGCCGGCGACGTCCAGGTGCACGTGGTAGCGCACGGGCAGGCGGTCAGAAGAATTCATGCGTCGGGCTCCTGGTGTTCGGCGCTGCGCTCGGCAGCATTCAAGGCGGCGCGCCGCTGGGCGAAGCCGCGGCAGGCGCTGATGGCGTTGCCGTGCTCGTCGACGGCTTCGTGGCAGAGGAAGGGGCGTTCGCCCGGGGTAGAGCAGTAGTCCGCGTCCTCCGTGGTCGGGAGGCACTGGTTGGCCACGGTGCCGGCGCGGAACGCACAGCCCCCGCAGAGCGGGCCAGGGTCGACGCCGGCGGCCAGCACAATGCCGTTGAGCGCGCCCAGGATGCAGGGCATGTTCACGCGCTCGGCCTCGTGCGGCCACACGTGACCCTGCAGCACCAGCAGGTCCTCGGCCTGCTGGCGGGCGTTGCGGGCGACCTGGTTGGCCAGGCCAATGAACTCGCCGAACAGGTCGGCCATAGCGCGGGTGCCGATCCGCGCGGCCAGGCGTCGCAGCGCCGGCCGGCGGAGATCCATGGGTACCGCCGCAATCGCGCGTAATTCCATGGCCAGATCTGGGTGGATGTTGTGGTCGGTGGCGCGATCGCGCGCTGCGGGGTCAGCCATGGTCGATGACCTCCCCTGTGCGGCTCCGCCACACGTCGCAGATGCCATGCGGCTTGGTCAGGAAGTTCCCGAAGCTGCAGCGGTCCACGATGGGGTTCAGGATGGGATCCTTTCGCAGCGGCACCTTGCGCGTAACCATGTTGCCCCGACGATTCGGCCGGGAGACAAACCGGTGAAGGGTGTGGGGCTCGCGGCGGAAATAGACACAGGTCATGCAACGCGGCGGGTCGGGGTCGAAATTCTGAGCGGCCTTTGCCCCATGGGCGACCACGGTCATGTGCTCAGCCATTGCACACCGCCTGGCTGTCGATCAGCGCCAGCAGCGGGTACAGCGCAGCCTGTTCCTTCGATGCCTTGTCGCGTTCACTCCAAGGCATCATGTTGTCGCCGATTACGCTCTGTAGGCGGGTGTTCACCGCCGACACGACTTCCTGGAACTGCCCCAGGTCCACGGCCTGCACGGCCGCATCAGCACTCGCTGCCTGCCAGAACGGCTCCGCCCAGTGCCCAGCCGGTGGCGGCGTGTGGCCCTGCGCGCCGACCATCAGCGTGCCGGTGATCACGTCGCACACGCGGGCGCGGATACCTGCCGGGTCGGCATCGAGCGAGCAGGACAGGCCCACGGCCTGCGCGGGCGGAGCGGCGAACTCGGCCAGCGTGATGCTTCCTTCCTCTGGGCATTCGTCGCACGAGATATGCAGCCCATGCGCCTTTTCGCCATCATCGCCAGTGATTTCGCCAATCCATGCAGTGCAGTCCAGGAACGGCTGATCTTCGCCAGTGGAAGGGCCGCCGAACGCGAATGCGGCCGCATCCCACGCTTCGGCCGGGATGCCGAACTGCTTGGGAACCAGGACGAACCCAGCGGGTACATGCCCCACCGGCTGGCGGGCGCCATCAGCGTCCAGTTCTCCGGAATTTCCGGACAGCTGATTTGATGCCGCCGGCTGGCTGACCATTTTGCGGTCTTGCGCAAGATGGTCCCCCACCGGCTGGCGGGCGGCCAGTTCAGCCTCAGCGCGCAATGCACGCTCCTGCCAGTGGTCAATCGGTCCGTGCAGCGTGCCGTCGCCGCTCGGGCAGGAGCAGGCGTTGTTGACGTCGTTCATGCTTCGATCCTCTTGAAGGTGATGACCCACACCCAGGGATTGCTGTTCCAGTCGCCGCCGGTGCTGTCCCACAGCGCGCTGAAGGCGATGCGCTCGTCCCCGGTGTCCAGGTCGCGAACGGGGGTGTCCTGCTCGCCGGCCCACGCCATGGCGCCCTCGGCAAGGGCATCGGCTGGGCGGATGGCCTGCAGCCGCTCCACGCGCACATCGGTGATCTCCAACATCAGGCGGCAGGCCCAGCGGGGCATGTGGATCGATGGCAGATTGCCGCGAGCTGCAGCGTCGGGCAGATACCAGCTGTCCGGCACGGGAGCCTGAGACCAGGTGTGCAGCACCCATTCCCCGTCAGCCGCGAAGGTCACGCCGACGCTGTCGCAGTCGCAGGTATCCATCGCGCAGCTGTGCACGGTCTGCGGTCGCCATGTTTCCCTGACCCACAGCCGATCCCCTGGCTGCCCGAACGGGCACCGGAAGCCCGTCGTCATTTCCTGGCTGCCGGCGATGCGGAACTCGCCGGCATTGGAGAAGGCGCGGGCCTGGCTGAAGTCTGGATTGCAGCCAGGACGCCAAGGGATGCCCTTGATCGCGCGCCGTGTCTGAGTCTTCTGGCCTGCCAGGATCGCGCGCACCATGGCGCCGTTGAACAGGATGGGATGCTCACGCATGGGCGGCCACCCTGAGCGGCGCCGGCGCGGCAATGTCATCGGGCAGGCCGGTTGGCCCGGCAGCGCCGGCAGCGTCATCGTAGGCACGAATCGTGCGGGCGATCGCGTACAGGCGCCAGATGAAATGGAACGTGTACTGCTGCAGGGACGATGCGTATTCCCAGGCGTCGGTGATCCGGAAGTCGCTGTAGTCGGGGTCCTGCGGCTCGAAGTCCGACATGGCGCTGATCGCGTTGCTCAGGGCATCGTGGTCTTCCGAGTCGTTCAGAACTTCGCGCTCGAGCTCCTGCCACAGCCGGGCCACCCATTCCGGCGCCGACGTGTCCGGATCCGCCAGCTCGTCTGGGTCCACGCGTTCCTCGACGTAGTCCTTGAACAGGCGCGTCACCAGGTCACGGAACAGGCGCGCGCTGAATTCCTGCTTCGCGCCGTCGTTGGCCACGCACTTCTCGGCCCAGTAGCCATCGTTCACGAACAGGCCGCCGGCCTTTTCGTGCTCCGCGGGCTTGGCGCGGAAGAACTCGAACATGTCATGCAGGCGGCTGAAGACGGCCGCGCCCATGTCGCCGGAGATCGCCAGGTGCCCGGGCCAGGTGACGATGTCGAAGCCGTAGCAATAGGTTCCGGGGCGACGGAACTGCAGGTGCCGATGCACGCCATCGTCGACCACGATCCGAAGGTCGTGGCTGGCAGTATCGGCGAGGAAGCGGGGGAGGACGTCACTGCGGTTCATGGGTATCTCCGGACCGTGCGGACGAGGCCTGGGCGGCCTTCAGGGCGGTTTGCCAAGCGGGTATCGAGCTGTCGTCGGGGCCGAGCAGCTGCAATAGGCCGGGCCGGTGGCCAGCGACGATGCGGCCGCCGGCGCGCAGCACCTCGAACACCTGCGACTTCTTTGTGAGCGGCTGTGGGCGATGGGTGCCGGTCATGCGCCCTCGACCTCATGCCGGACGGAAGGGCGATCCAAGTAGGTTTTGCCCAGGCCTTGCGCCACGAACAGGGCGTGAGCATGCTGGCGCGGTAGGGGCAGCCCAAGGCAACGAACAGAATGACGACCCACCTGGAGCGTGGATGGACGCTCGGCCTCAAGTCCATCTGGGACATGCGTGCCAAGCTGGCTTGGGAAGCGACGATAGTTCGAGACCAGGACCGCGACCGACCAGGCGTGCTCAAGACCGGCCCGAGGCATGAGCCGCGAGCCTTCCTTTTTGCTTCCGCCAACGCCATTGCAACGGCCTGGCACATGGTGGAATGGCTGCACTACCAGCTGGAAAAAGACGGGCTCGTTGCGAGCGCTTCGGCTGCGGTGGGGGCGGACCTTTCGACTGTAGATAAGGTCCAGAAATGGGTTTGTTTGAACGATGCCATGCGGACTTGCGGGGCAATTTGCCTGGCAGGCAAGCATCTGAATCTCAAGAACAAGGGCTTTGCTGGCTTGGACCTCGACGTCCCCGTCTTCTTCAATTTCTACGTTGAGCCCGGTTCGTCGCCGAGCATCCTGATGACATCCACGGCGGAAATCTCCACGGACGGCGGGACCTACACTCAGACGCTGTTGAACGTACTGCGGGATGCGGAGATCTTCTGGGACCACACGCTCAGCGTTACTGGAATTCCTCGCTGAGCAGCGCTTGCGAGTGCTGTTGGACGACGCGGGGCTGATGCTCATGTCAGCGCCTCTGGCCAGCCGGCAAAGTGGGGAGCTGCTGGGGCTCGGCAACCGCCGCCGTCAGGTTCCCGGTTTCGTGCGCTAACCGGATTGCATCGAGCTCGACCTTCACTGCGCCGATGTAGGTAGTGGCCACAATGGTCGAGGCCTTGGCGCGCTCGATGACCTGGCCCATCTGTTCGGCACTCAGATCGTCGTCGCCCAGGCGTTCAAGCATGGCGACCAGGTGATCGCGGACGTCACTGACCTTGTTCTTCATCTTGTTGCTCCTTGGTTCGCCTCCTGACCCGGCGGGTGATTCGCGCCTTCAGGTGGACAAGTTCTTTCAGTTCCGGCGGGTACCGGTTGTGGTAGCTGTTGCGCCGCATGTTCTCGGCGAGGGTCACGGTCTCGAGGCGATCAGCAGTGATCTCTGCGGCGACCAGCGTCTTCAGGCCTGGCCGGAACACCACGATGTGACCTTCCGGTACCGGGCCGTTTGCTGCCTCCCAGACCATCACGTGCACCGGGCGCCAGCGATTGACTGGGAACAGGGCCGGGTCGTCTGTGACCTTGCGCATCAGCACCTTGCGCTTCGGATCCACCTTCTCCGTCCCGATCGGCACGTAGTTGCTTGCCTCGCTGGCCGGCCGCCCCTTCTTGAACTGGGTTTCTCGCATCCGGCCTGCATACCAGCCAGGTCGGCGCATCCCCTTGTTCGCCGGCGTAGCCCCGGGCTTGATCCGTGATGCGATCGATCCCGGTTCCTGGGTCCCGTTCCAGAGCGCGGCCAGCGGCTGGGTGTAGAAGTCCTCGGCCTTCTGCAGGCCCAGCACCGCTGCCCGTCGGTACACCGCGGCCTTGGGCCGCTGGAGGACATGCGCGATCAGGAAGGCGGGGAACCGTGGCCAGTTGATCCGCAGCGTTTCGTCCTCGTCGGCCGTCCAGGGCCGTCGTGCGTTGGGGTGTGACTTGCGCGTCATGGCTCATCGGATCCAGTCCGGGCGCTTCGGCCCCTGGATCTGCTGCCGCGCGCGCTGCCGAACGGCTTCCTTCCGGAAGTACTCGCGGTGTTCGAGTTTCTGGCCGCGGACGCGGAAGCCCCAGCTGCCAGCGCGCGGCGGCAGGGTCAGCACCAGGGTCCAGGTGCCTTCAGCCTGCAGGTCCTCGGGAAGGGCGATCCGATGCCAGCCCTCGGCACGCCGGAACAGCAGCTGGCCAGCGCCGTACCAGGTCGACGAATACGGTTCCTCTGCGATCGCCGACGGCACCGCGTCCGGTACCGCCGGCAGCGGTCCGTCGAAGGGGCGGTGCTCGAAGTACCCACCGCGCAGGATCAGGCTGAAGAACGACCAGGGGTGATCATGGAAGACGCCGCCGAGGTCGCTGCTGCGGATGTGGTGCAGGCGCAGAGCCAGCCAAGGCCGCGGCTGGCCACGGTCATCGACGCCGGCGCGGCCGATGCGCAGCAGCCAGAAGCGATCCATGTACGGCGTGCCGTCGGCGTTGGCCAGGTGGAAGTAGGGGGTGCGGGTGCCGCGCTGGATCAGTGCGGTGGCCAGCCGATCCAGTACGCGGCGGCCCATGGTGCGCGGCGGCGCCTGCAGATCCAGGTAGCTGCCGCAGCGGCCGCACGATTCCATATCCGGCCAGTCACGCGCGCAGCCGAACAGGGCGCAGATGAAGGCGCGTACGCGGCTCACGGCTGCTCGTCCCTGTAGGTCGGGACCAGGCCGCCGGCAGTGGTCAAGGTGCCGGCTTGGATCTGGCGCACGCGGCGCGCGCGCTCGGCGTGGCCACCACCGGCCGGCGCCCAGGTTGTGCGGTGGCGTGGCGGCATGCGACGGACAGCGAGAGCGCGCGCAGCGCGCCTCGGCTGGTGGGCCAGCAGGGCAGGCAGGAGGACGTCGAGGGAAAAGCGGCCAGTGCCGAAAAGATGCGGATTCATGTGGACCTCATGCGTAGGTGGTGAGGCGGAAGCGCTCGCGGACCAGGTCGTAGAGCCGGCCGACTTCGCCGATCTGCAGGGCGAAGCGGGCATCGAACTCGGCGCGCCGGCCGTCTTCATCCCCGTGCTGCAGCTGCTCCACGGCGCCGTCCAGGAAGCGGAGCTTTCGGACGATCAGGTCGTCACCGAGGACGAAGGAGAGGTGGTCGTCCAGCACCAGGGCGAGCTTCGTGACCTGCTTGCCGGTCTCCAGGTGCAGGTCGACCTCGTCGCAGCGCAGTTCGTGGTGCTGGCAGCGAACGATGGCGCCGCCTTCGACCGGGTCGCGCAGTTCGCATTCCTCGCCCAGGCTGAGGCCTTCGGGCAGGGGCTCGCCGGCGACCCAGCCGGTAAGGATCGCCCGCGGCGAGACCTCTGCGTTCAAGGGCAGAGCGGGGAAGCTGCCGACCACGTTGCGCAGCTGGCTCATGGCGTTCTCGCCGGTCTTGCGGCTGCTGGTGTCGACGAAGACCACGCCGCGCTGGTGGTCCAGGTAGAGATCCGTGCGGGTCGGGCGGACGAAGGCCCGAGGCAGCAGCTCGTGCAGCAGATCGTCCTTGATGCGTTTCCGCTCGCGGCCGCCGGGGCGGCGCCCCTCTCGTTCTTCGATCTCCTGCAGCTTGAGCTCGAGCAGGTTGCTCACCACGGCCGGCGGCAGGATCTTCTCTTCGGCGCCGATGGCCATCCACATGCAGTGGCCGATCTCGTGCGATAGCAGCTCTTTCTCTTCGCGGCCGAACGGCGAAATGAAGCCGGCGGAGCACATTTCCAGGGGGCCTACCGGCTTCAGAGCGCTCGCCTTCAGGCCGTCCTGCCAGTCGAACATCTGCAGCTGCGGGTAGGTGAACATCGTGACGTTGCGGAAGAACATCAGGTGTCTCCGGTCTGTTCAGAGGTGACGCTGCTGCCTTCGGGCAGCTCGGAAAGGCCCAGGGTGTAGAGCGCGTCGTCGATCGCGGCCTGCTCGGCTTCTGCGATGACGCTGTGCGGTCCAGCCACGCCCGGGATGTGGACGTGGAAGAGCCTCATGGACGGCAGGCCTCGGCGATGCGCTGGAACTTCCGCGCCCAGGTGGCCAGGTCGGGCTTCATCCCCGCGCTCCAGGCGATCTGGAAGATCGTGCCGAAGCGGATCCGCAGCGCGCGCCACTGGTCCGGCGGTGCGATGGAGACCGCGCGCTGGTAGCGCTGCACGCGCGCTGCGGGGGTGATCGCCGGCGGCATGCGGTCCAGGTCGTGCTGCAGGATCGCGTCGAGGCCGTGGCCCAGCAGGTGCAGGTCCGCCGTCATGACATGGCCCTCCCGTGCACCACCCAGCAGAGGTCGGCCAGTGCCCGCGGTACTGAGGGCATTGCCCGCGTCTCATAGAACGCAGCTTCGATGATCTGTTCGAAGCTACGGCCATCTGGCGCGCGCGCGGCTTCGCCTTCAACCTTCAGGAGGCGGGCCAGGTAGTCCCTGCTGAGAGGCCCCAGGTTCCCGACCAGGTCATCGAGGTCGATCTCCGCGTCGACGTTCATGGTCACCAGGTTCATGACAGCACCGCCCGGGATCCGAACCCTACTGCCACGCCCACCAAGAAGCCGGCCGTGCCACCAATGGCCAGCACCCGCCGGAACAGCACTGCCGTGGCCTCGGCGATGATGTCTTCCGCCTTCATGCGGCACCGCCTTTGCCACGCGCCAGGGCGCGTTGGCAGCGAGGGCAGGTCACCGGATGCGATTCGCAGGCGGTCCAGCCCACGGATCGGCGGCCCGGTGCTGCTCCGCATAGCGCCTTGCCGGTGGCTTCGACATATCCGCCATGGCGCCGCACCTGCGCGGACGGGATCGCGTGCAGGTTGGTGCCTTGTCCCCGCTCGAGGCCGTTTGAGCATCGCCCAGCGAGCTTCGCCGCCAGCACTTCCACCGCGGCGTTCATGCAGCACCGCCGTTGGAATGCTCAATGAGGAATGCCTGGATCTTCGGGGCGAGGGCGGCCGGCAGATCGAAGGAGGCCGAACCAAGCCACAGAGTGGCCGGGGTGTCGGTGCCGGGATCATACGGATCCACGTGCGGCATCTGGCCAGGACGGGCGCATGCGAAGGCAATGCCTCGGTGCTTCCTGTCCTTCCCGACGATGGTGTAGAGCGACATGCGCCATGAGCTGTCGCTGTCCCGGGTGAGGCCGAGGTTGGCGCCGAAGCAGTTGGCGGTGAATTCGACCTGGGCGGTCACGCGGCACCCCCTTGAGGCATCACGAAGCGGTAGCCGCGCAGGCGGATGGTCTCGATGGCGTGCTGGAATCCTTCGGCTGCGAGCTTGCGGCGCACGCGCGACACCAGCACCTGCAAGACGTTGGATTCACGCGACGGTGGCTTGCTGTCCGGATACATCGCGGCATGCAGCGTGCCGATCTCGACCAGGCGGTCCGACGCCGAGATCAGCGTCTGCATGACCAGCGTCTCGGTGCGGCTCAGCTTGATGGCCTTGCCGGCGATCAGCAGGCGCTGCCCCATCACCACAGGTGCGGCGTGGCTGGCAGCTTCGCCGCAGCTGCTGCAGATATCCTTGTCGATCCAGGAGCAGCCGCCGCGGCAGGCCTGCAGCTCGGTGCAGCCGCAGATGCGGCAGTGGCGTTCGGTGAAGGCCATCAGTGCACCTCCAGGAAAGCCAGGTCATAGATGACGCACTGCGCCCGGGCCACCACAGGGGAGGTGGCTTCACCCGTCGACAGGGGGACGACGGTATTGGCCCGGGCGCAGGCGTCGGGGGAAACGGAATAGGTACCGACGACAACGGCGTCGACAGCGTCAAGCGCGAGCTGCCAACGGTAGGGGGAGAAGTCCTTGGCCAGCGCGGCGGACACGCCGGCGGCGCAGTCCGGCACGCGGCCGGCCTCGTTGAAGCCGTTGAGCACGGCCTGCGCGATCGTCGTGCGCAGGCCCCAGTCGTTCTCGTTGGCCAGGGTGTAGACCTCCAGCGCCGCGCAGATGCGCGGGCTGGTGATCACCAGCGCTGCTGGTGCCCGGACGGTCTGGCCGGGTTCGTCTGTGGAAGGGGACGATGGGGAGAAGAGGGCGCCGACGCCGGTGGCTCCAAGAACCCCCAGGGCCAGGTACAGCGACGAAGACAGTGCAGACATGTGCTCAACCATCCGTGCTTGGGATGGTGAGCAAAATATTGCGCAAAACTTAACGTGTCAAGCAAAAGTTTGCTACGAAGATAGTTTAAGGACTATCTGGCCCGCGTGACGGCCGGCGCACCGCAAGAGGGCGTAAAGGATCCAGCCAGTGTTGAGGGCTTCGGGAGTGAAGCCTGCGACGTGCTCCAATGCATCAAACGGCAAGGGCCAGGCAAGCGCTCTATCGCGTGCCTCGCGCGCCAGCGCTGCCTCCCAAATGCTCAGGTCTGCATAGCGAATGACATTGACCGTTGGAACGGAGAACGCAGGCGCTTGGCCCCGATCCACGGTGAACTGAGCGAAATCGTCAGTACCAATCCACCATTCGCGCCGATCATAGATCTCTGATCCGTGCTGGCGCCGCGCGCGCCGAAAAGCTTCCTCGATACCGGCGCGCATTGCTTCAGTTGTGCGGTCGCCCGCGAAGAGAAACTGGGTCAGGCTCTCAACGAGCTCACCGGCCTCTACATCGGTCGTCGGGCTGAATGCCAACTCAGCCGGCCTTTGCCGCAAGGCCACCCGCTGGGAGACCTGCGTACCGAACCTCAGCGTTTGCCACACGCTCAATGTTGGTGCGGCCCTGCTCCGGGACCGCGATGTAGTCCTGGATGACTTGGTTGAGCCGCTGGCCGGTCAGGACTTCTAGAGGGACATCCTGGATGAACAACATCCATGCCGGAACGCCGAAAGCCGCCGCCAAGCCGTCGACGGTGCGGACAGTAGGGGAGGTCTCGTGGGTCTTCCCATAGGTGACGACGTTGCCAACGTTGCGCTGGGAGAGCCCGGCGCGCTTGGCCACCTTCGCCTGAGTTTCGCCGCCTGCCTCCATGAGCCGGCGAACGTTGTCGGCGAGGATCAGGTTCGAATCAATGTTCATGTAAGCAGAATATTGATCGGCCTCGGCAAAGTACTGCTTTCCACCTGAGCAAACTTTTGCTATATGTAGGCGCATGGACGCCGATACCCTCTTGCATCAAACCGTGGTGCGCCTGCGTGCGCATGAAGGGAAGTACGCCGAGATCGCCCGGCAGAACCCGGACATCGGCTATTCGTGGCTGACGAAGCTGGCGCACGGGCAGATCACGAACCCGACGATCGCCAGCCTGCAGCAGCTGATCGAGGCGCTGAATGCCTTCGAAGGCTTGGAGCGGGGCGGCCCAGCCGAACTGGTGGCGCAGGCCGATCCGGTTATGGATCCGGTTATGGAACTGCGCGCCGAACCGAGCGGCGACGTGGACGCCGGCCGCATCGTTCCGCTGGAGACAGCCTGATGGCCCGTCGACACCTCAGCAATCCTCGCGAAGGGGAAGATCGCGGCCACGGCCGGGATCGCAGGGAGCTGCGCGCGCTGCGGCAGAGGGTGCGCGACCTGGAAGCCCAGGTCGCGATGTACCAGTTGCCTGGTAACGGGTTGATCGAGAAGGCGCTTGCAGAAGCCAATGCCAGCATCGCCTCGCTTGAACAGGAAACCTCGCGCGCGGTCACTCAGCGGCAGGTGCTAGCTCAATGCCAGGAAACACTGAGCGCGCAGCGATCACAAATTGTTCGAGAAACGCTGGGTCGAAGCCCTGGGCGACGAACGCTTCGTACGCGACTTGGAGACCTGCTTCAACGTTTCGTCGCGTGGCTTGATCAGCATTCGCAAGGAGGCCATCCGTGATGGTGCGTTGGGCTGCCTGCGTCCCGCCGGCCATGTGCTCGTTCACCAAGAGCTTTTGGAATGAACTGTGGGTGGCCTCGACGAAACCGTTGATGACACCAGCCATTCGCTCGTTCTGCACTTTCAGCTGGCCGACGGCAGCCTCGAGCCCTGCTAGTCGCTGGGCAATCTCTTGGTCCATGGTGATCTCCGTGGTGGGAGTGGTTGGGTGGTACCGCCAAGCCTGCCCGGAGATTGCCGCCACTGCCAGCACCAGCCTTCGGCAATTGCAGGGGGTTACCCATGGGTAAGGGGTTACCCCAGACGACTCCGACGGTCATGACCGCGGCTCTGCAGCGCATTGGTGTCTTGGAGCGTCAGGTGCGCGCGCTGCAGAAGGTTGCGTCGCCTAGCGCTCCGGCTCCTGGTCATCGTTGCTGCTGCGACCGGTTCGCATCTGGCCAATCGCCCGGGCCGGCTCCGAGGTGCGTTCCTGCTGAGCTGCCGCTTGCCCGTCCCCCGCTGCCCGTGCTGCCTTCGACTTCAGAATCTTCGCAACCAATTCCTCCAGGCGTTTCGTTACCAAGACCGCAGAAGGGGAGAGGCCTTCGGGTCCGGCTTGCTCGTGCACTCTTTGGATGGCACCGCGAACCATCGCGAGCAGCATGTCCAAGTCCGGATGACTGCCAATGAGCGCGGTTGTGAACCAGCGATGCGCGGCGTTCTCTACCTTCAGCAGCGAAACGCCTCGCTCAAGTTTGGCGATTCGTTCTTCGATCTCGGTGGGGGTCATTCAACTGTCCCTGCAGGATGGTGAGAGTGATCGATTCTGCCATCCGTTCAGAAGTTTGTCTGCGCGTAAATTGCACCCCTTTTGCACGTATCTCGCACGTATCTCGCACACATTTCGCACATGCCGCGCGTCGCTTTACGCGCACCGCACGAACCGCAAAACCCGAGGACTCCCATGCCCTGGATCGATGAAACCTGGCTGCAGGACGCACTGGCGGCCCTGAAGGCCACGTGCGATGTCGACGCACACACCCGCAATGCGATGATTCAGTTCCTGCTGGACAACGGCTTCTGGGACCAGGAGAAGCTGAAGGACTGGACCAGCGCTGTTGCCAAGTTCAACAGCTGCCTCAATCCGAACAAGGCCGAATTCTTCAAGATCGGCGAGCTGTGGGCGCTGATGCGCCGCTTCGGCCGTCACCAGCTCTTCCTGGCCATGGCCGCAGATCTCGGCTACGAGGTCCGCCCGATCCCCACCGAGCATCGCCGGCAGGAACTGATGCAGCAGCTGCTCGACGCCCAGGCGCAGTGTGCCGCCGCCACGGAGCGCGTCGCAGGTCAACTGGAACGCCTCAACACGCCGACGCCGGAGCCGCGCCCAGGTGCCGTCCATGGACAGGGTCGCGCGCATTTCAGCACCAGCCCGAGCGATTGGAGCGCGCCCTCCAGGGGCAACGCCGTCCAAAGCGTGGGCTGCCCGTAACGGGATAGGCCTGCGCAATGAGCAACAAAATCACGGAGCTCTGCTGGAAGCTGCAGATGCCGCCGCCCGCAAAGGCGTTGCTGATGGCGCTCGCGTGGCACGCGGACGACTTCGGCATGGCCTATCCGGGGTTCACCACGTTGATCCAGAAGACCTGCCTGAGCAAGACCGCGCTGCTCAGCGCGATCGCGTGGCTGGAAGAGCACCACGTGCTGACCATTCGCCGCGGCGGCAGTGATGCCGGCGGCACCAAGTACAGCAACCGGTACAGCCTCAACCTTGGCCGCCTGGACCCAGAAGTGTTCGCATCGAAGCCACGGCGCGCGTCTAAACCGGTGCGGCAGACGGACCGGTCCGAGAGCGACGAAGTGGTTGACCGGTCCGCCACGAACACCGGTACGGATGCCGAACCGGTCCGCGACGCGGACGGGTCGAGAGAGACTGAAGGTGCTGACCGGTACGCGGGAAGTACCGGTACGCAAGAACGACCGGTGCGTCTCGCGAACTCGACCGGTACGTCTGGCGCACCTGACCGGTCCGTCTCGCGTACTCAACCGGTCCGCGAGACGGACCCTAAAGGTCATGAAAGGTCAGTAAAGGTCATTGAATCGTCAAACGCGCAGGCGCGCGACGACGAAGCGGCGATGCCGCAGCTCACCGCCGACGAGGTCAACCGCGAGCTGATGGGCATCCCACGTTTGCCGGCGGGTCTGGACCCGCAAGTCCTGGCCAGGTTCGTGCGTCATCGCCGTGTGCTGGGAAAGCCGATGACGATCAGCAGCTGGCTGGAGCTGCAGCCGCGATTCCGCCAGCTCATGGCCGATGGCCACGACCTCAACCGCTCCCTGCGCCAGACGATGGCTGCAGGCCTGGCACTGCCCGTAACACCGAAACCCGAGGGGACCGACCATGCCAACAATTCAGGCTCTGCTGCCGAACGAGTCCGACGTCGAGCAGAAGAGGACGAGCTCCGTGACGCCGCTGCAGAGGCAGACGCAGCCGCCGGCGCAGCAGGCGCCCTTGACGGCCCGGGCTACGCGGACGCTCTGGGTGCGCATGGCTGAGATCTACGGCTACCGCTGGACCAGCGCCTACGGCGAAGATCCCAGCGGCGGCGCTGCCGCGACCTGGGCGAAAGGACTTGCCGGACTCACCGGTGAGCAGCTGGCTGCGGGCCTGGGCTCGAGCATCGCCTCGGCTGATCCGTGGCCACCGACGCTGCCCGAATTCCGCCTGCGCTGCCTGGGGGTGCCCAGCTTCGCCGCCGTTCGCAACGACACCGGCCGCCGGGACGGCTTCACGCGCCTGGTGTGGCAGTACCTGGACGGCCACCGCTACCGCACCTCGAGCGCGGACAAGAGCGATCGCCTGTTGCGCGAAGCCTACGACCAGGCCCGCGAATACGTGATGCGCGGCGGTAGGCTGCCGGAAGAGCCGGTGGCGACGCTCGGCCAGGCCGCGGCGCCGCCGCCGGTACCGGCCAGCCCCGAAGCGCTGCGTCGTGCAGAGCGCGAGATCGCGGAGATCTTCGGCCAGGGATCTGCAGAGCCCGGCAACGACGACCAGGCCCAAGCGACCGGCAAGATGGCAGCGGCAGGGCTGGACCGATGACCGACCAGGATCGACTGCGCAGCTACCACCGTCAGCAGGTGCTGTACGCCCTGCAGCAGGCCAGCGAGCCGATGACGGCCTCCGAAGTGCACGAGGGCATAACTACCCTGGCGCTGGCCATGGGCCACCCCAGGGAATGCTCCGCGATCACCCCAGCTGCTGTGGCCGGGATTCTGCGCGGCATGCTCGGCGAGCAGCTGGTCACCCAGGGCGAAGACAGGGCCAATCGGCGTTACGGTCGCGCCGAACCGACCTGGTCGGTCGCAGCTGGCCAGCCGGCGGTCACTCTGCCGCAAGCCCCGGGCCGAAATGCGATCGCACCGGTGGCCGCATCAACGCTGGGCGGGCAGGGTACGCAGCTGCGCCAGATCACCCTGGATCAGCGCATGGCATTCCTGCAGGCCGAGTGCGCCGCACTGCTGGCGGATGTGACCAAGGAACATGCTGCGTTCGAGCTGCGGGTTCGAAGCCAGATCGAGGCGTTCGAAGCGCGCGCTGCACGGCTGCTCGGCCTGCCGCAGGACGGCGGCCAATGAGCAATCGCGGACTTCGCTACAACCGCATCGAGGACATGCCGCAGGGCATGCAGCAGCTGGTGCACAAAGCTGGCCAGGGCGCCTCTAAGCGCGGGCCGGCCGAGCACCAGGAGCGCGCACCGGCGGAGAAGCGGCCGAAGTACGGCAACGTGATCACCACGGTGGATGGGATCCGCTTCGATTCCAAGCGCGAGGCGCGCTACTACGAGCAGCTGAAACTGCGGCAGCAGGCTGGCGAGGTGCACTTCTGGCTTCGTCAGGTGCCGATGCACCTGCCAGGCGGCACCAGGTACGTGCTGGACTTCCTGGTGTTCCTGCGCGACGGGAGTGTCGACTTCGTGGACGTGAAGGGGCGGGAGACGAAGGAATTCCGCATCAAGAAGCGCGAAGTGGAACACCACTACCCGATCAAGGTGCTGCTGGCATGAGCGGCTGGAGATCGAGCGGCAGCGCAGGGCGCACCCGGGTCGACCTCACCGAGGTCCCCACCACCGACCTGCTGCGGGAGATCGAGCGGCGCTGCTCAGCTGGTAGACCCTCGAAGGCCCAGCCGCCGGCACAGGATCGGCCGTTCCCGACAAAGGCGCTCTGGGCCGAAGACAAGGTGAAGCAGGCACGTACGCGGCTTGCCGAGCTCCGCGCGCTGCCGGCGCCGGCAAGCGAGGCTGAGCGCGCCGCCCGTTCCGCCCAGGACGCTCAACTGGTCGCCGACGTCGTCAAGTACGACGGCATGGCCAAGGCATTCGCGAGGAAGGGTCAATGAAACCTGCAGAGCTCAAGGCGCGGTTCCCGACGGAGGCTGCGCTGTGCACGTGCCTGATCGACTGCCTGACCGCGGCCGGCGGCTGGGAGATATACCCCGAGACGGCCGGCTTCGACATCCTCGCCGTCTGGAGGGCCACCGGGCACCAGCTCGGCATTGAGGCGAAGCTGCAGCTCAACGCCAAGGTGGCCGATCAGATCCTGCCGGCGCACTGGAGCAACAGCGACCAGCGGGGCCCCGACTTCAGGGCGGTGCTGGTGCCCTGCACGACGGAAGCGAACTACGGCATTGCACGGATGCTCGATGCGCTGGGTGTGCAGGTCCTGGTGCCGGACAGCTGTACCAGCCGATGGAACCCACAGCCGGGCGAGGGAATCCAGCGCGAAGTGCATCGGCATGGCCTGCACCAGGCCGCCCCATGGGACCGCGCATCCGGCGATCTCCGCGAATGGGGACCCACAGCATGGTTCGACTGGAACCCCACCAAGCGCTGTGAATTGCCTGAGTTTGTGCCAAAGGTGGCCGCAGGCGTGCCGGCGCCGCTGCAGCTGACGCCGTGGAAGGTTGGCGCGCTGAAGGTGTTGGCCGACCTCGAGCTCGACGGATTCACCACTGCGAAGGGCGTCCGGGCCCATGGCGTGGATCCGCGCCGCTTCTGTGCGACCGACGGATGGCTGAAGCAGCTGGGCGGCGGGAAATGGGCCCGCGGGACCCTGCCGGCTTTCGAGGACCAGCACCCGGAGGCCTATGCCCAGGTGCTTGCCCAGGCGCGCGCCGCGCGCGCTGTATCCGATCCCAAAAAGACTCTGGAACAGAAGACATGAACGAAACCACTGTCGGTACAAGCGCGCTCGCAGCCGCGCGCGAGCTCGAGGTGGCGTTCCTCAAGGGCAAGAAGATTCCCTGCTGTGCCAACTGCAACGGCAAGGCGCGGGTGTGCTGGCCTGGCCGCGAGTCCCAGCTCGTACAGTTCCAGTGCCGGCGCTGCGGGCCGCGGGGAGCCATCTTCGACAGCAGCGTGCCAGTCCAGTGTGGCCGTTGTGGTACCGCCCCGACTGGCCTGTTCCCACGTGGCGCACAGATCCAGTGCTGCAGCTGCGGGGCATCCTCAGCCGTGTTCGTTGGCCAGGATCCCGCTGGTGCTCTGGCGGCTGCGCTGGATGCCTGGTGCCGCCGAGCACCAGTGCTTCCGCCGGCGACGGACGACAGTGCAGGGCAGCGGCGCCGTGGCGCAGCCCCGGATGGCTTTGACGACGAGGGCAAGGGCGACGTCCTGGAGCTGCTATCCCGCCTGCTGGTCGGCGGGAGCTACCGCATGCCCGTTGAAGGGCGCAGCACCTTGGCACCGTTGGGCAGCAGCGACATCGCCGGCGCGGTCGGCTACATGCGCAATCCGCTGGAGAAGCACACTGCGCTCGCCGTGGCGACCAGGATGGGCCCCGCCGCGATCGCACGGCTCTCCCTCGCTGCCTACCGTCAGGTGGCCAAGGACGTGCGTGCAATGCGGCCGCGGCCTCTGGATCTCGGCAAGCCCGCCGATCGCTGGCGCCTTCGCCTGGTGATCTATGACGCGGCGCACGAGCTGGTGTGGCCGGAGCGGCGCCAGCCGTTTGCCGGCCTGGCCAAGTCCGCCAAGATGCGCAAGGGCAACTACATCAAGGCCTACAAGTGCGCGAACTCTGTGCTACAGAATGCGCTGAGCAGCGGGCGGCACAGCTTCCGAACGTCGCTTTGGGCGTGATTTGCGAGCGATCAACATGCTGACAGGCCTAGTGGTTCAGCGTTAAGAAGCTTGCCATCATCTCCTCTAGCCGCGACAGATTCTTGGTAAGTGTCTCCCGCAACTCCCGGCGCCTGAGCACCGCAGCGTCTCGGGATTTCCTGACTTCTGGGTTGGTCAAGGCTCCCGGTTCCGCGATGGTGACCTTCGCATCCCAAAGGTCAATCAAGGGCTCGTAAATTTCCTGCCAGATGAAGTTGTAAATGGACTGGCCGAAAAGCCATCGAATGTCCTTGAGGCTGGAAAAGACCTGCTGCTCGGCGTCCTCGCGCCAGTCGGCTGAGATCGCTCTGAAGGTCGCGTCTCTAATTCGATCGTAGGCTTCCATGCGCCTCGTGAAAAGATCGAACTTCAACTTGTTGCGGGCAGTCTCAGCCTGCATTTGAGCTGTACGCCATTGCCTCCACGCGATAATGCCAACGGCAACGGCAACCAAGATCTGCCCCGTTGCGGTGAACAGCTTGATCTGCAGATCAGTCATGCCCAGTACGGTCTCAACCATTGCGACTCCCTCCCTGTTGGCCGGGATTATCACATTTGTTAAGGTTTGTTAGGGCCATGTTGGCCAGAAAAGGGAGCAGCAATGTCGGGACAGTTCTTCAACCTCCAGGGGCAGATCGTGACGGCAGAGGAGGCCTTGCGCGCAGCCGCGAGCTTCATCGGAACCGATCTCAAGACGCGTGGCGACGTCCTTGATGGTCGGGTCGCTTGGGAGTACGTGCTCCGGATGGATACGGGTAACGGCCGACAGTTCGATCTGCGGGTCAAGATCTGGAGGTCGGACATCGCAGCAAGCCCATACCAATTCGCTCGCAGTGTCCATGTCAAAGCCCCGCATATGTTGAGTCCCTATGTAGGGAATGGTTTGGGGGATACGGTAGTGGAGGCCTTACTTACGGCTATCCGTGACACGATGTACCCGATCGAGGAGGGGCGGAAACAGGGACTCCAGTTCGACATCACTTGGCTCCGCCCAAACCACGATTACGCCACAACACCCGGTTACAAAGACTGATCGGCGGCAGAGGAAACGTTTATCTAGATGACCTCAGTCGTTCCTCATGAGGAAGATTCTCTCCTCATGAGGAGCCGCAGTTGCCTCGGGAACCGAAAGTAGGTTTGAATTCCTACAGTGGGCGTTCTTATGGGCGCCTCAATTCAAAGGCCGTTGATTGACCAGGACGTGGGAGTCCGCTGGTCGATCAGCGGCCTTCTTGTTTGCGGGGTAGAGCAGTCCGGCAGCTCGCGTGGCTCATAACCACGAGGTCGGTGGTTCGAATCCACCTCCCGCTACCAAACGGCCGGTAGTCATGGCCACCACTCAAGCCAGCACATAGGCCGTCGTGAGACGCGCCGCTGGTGTCCGCGCGACCTTGCAACCGCGGTAGTGGTGGGCCATGCCGGCCTCCTTTCATTGGGGGAACCGCGGTGAGCATCAAAGAGCAGATCACAACGGACCTGGCGGTCGCAGGTTCGAAGATCGGAGCGGTTGTGAGCGTCACCGCTGCGACCTACTCGCCGGGTTACACCCTCAGCGACTGGGCCCTGATCGGCACGATCATCTTCACCACCGTCCAGACCTTCACCGTCATGGTGAAGAACTGGGGTGACTGGTCGGCCTGGTGGACCGCCCGCATGGGTACAGCAAGGCGATTCTGGGCGTGGATCCGCCGCCGTGGCTGACACCAAGCTCAGCACCAAGCAGCGCGTCGGCTTCGCTGCCGCACCGCTGGTGCTGATCGGCGCGCTGGTCGCCGCCCTGGGCGCGAACGATTCGGCCCACGAGGGGCGCCGGTATACGGCGTACTACGATTCGGCCGGCATCCTGACCGTCTGCGCCGGCATCACCGGCCCGGCGGTGGTGAAGGGTAAGCGCTACACCGACGAGGAGTGCACCAGGCTGGAGACGGCCTATGTGCGCACCATGCTCGGCCACATGGGGCAGTGCGTCCGCGGTGAGTTCGAATTCCACGAGATCAAGGCCTGGGGCCACTTCGCCTACAACATTGGCACCTCGGCATTCTGCGCCAGCACCGCGGCGAAGCGGCTCAACGCCGGCGAGCGCCAAGCTGCATGCACCGAAATGTGGAAGTGGCGGTACGTCACGATCGGCGGCGCCAAGCGTGACTGCGCGCTGCCGCAGTGGAGCTCGAAGTGTGGCGGCATCATCGATCGCCGGCAGTGGGAAATGGCCACGTGCCAAGGCCGCCTGCAGTGATCACCTCATCGGCCGTCTCTGCCTGGTGGGCAGCCTGGAAGTGGGTTGCCATCCTGGCCGGCCTGCTGAGCCTGTCGCTCTGGCTCAACGTCAGGCAGTACGGCGATCGCCGGGAGGCTGCAGCTGCAGCCCGGGCCGCCACCCTCGAAGACACGCTCGAGGTGACAGCCGGAATCGCGCGCCAGGCTCAGTCCGACAGTGGCCAGCTCCTGCAGCGCCTGGAGGCGATGGCCGCGCGCGGTGAGCGGACCCGAACCGTCTATCGAGCAGCAGCTGCCGCGCAGCCGCTGCCAGCCAACTGCGCCCCGGGTCAGGCCCGGGTCGACGCCATCAACCAGGCCCTCGGGCCGACCAGCAGGACCACGAAGTGAACCAGAAGCCCTCCATCGGACGGATCGTCCACTACACCCTGAGTGACACCGACGCGGTCCGCATCAATGCACGCCGTACCGATGGCCCGGCCATCCAGGAGAGATTGCTCGACAACACCTGGCCGGTGGGCGCCCAGGCGCACATCGGCAACAGGACCGCTGGCGGTGACGTGCTGCCCGCCCTGATTGTGGCGGTTCAACCCAACGGCCAGGTCAATGCCCAGGTGTTCCTGGATGGCAACGACGTGCTGTGGGTCACCAGCCGGGACGAGGCCAGCGAGGAATCCGGCAGCCACCCTGGTCGCTGGCACTGGCCGCAGCGCTAACACTATGCCGCCGCGCCAGCTTCTTCCGATCGCGGCACTGATCCTGCTGACCGGTTGCGCACAGCACCTGCAGCGTGTTCCGGCGCAGTGCGACGCGATGTGCTTCCGCCCGTGCGTCGATGCCGGCGAAGACACCGGCGTGCGTGTGACTGCAGATCCTGGTGCCGCAGACGCCTGGGACAACATCGGCGGGGATGTGGTTGGCCAGCTGGCCGACAAGCTCCGCACCTGCGACGTCCGACGGAGGGCCTGCGAACAGTGCCTGCGCCGGCTCGACGCCAAGAACGTAATCCAGCTTTGAGCGCCATCCCGGCGCAGGAGGAGAGCAGCATGTTGAACCAGCAAGCCGGTACGAACACTCTGGCGGATCCTCAGTCCCCGATCGAATCCGCGGTAAAGGATCTGGCGCGCACCAACCAGGATCTGCATATCGCTGTCGAGCAGCTGGCGCGTCGCCTCGCGCCTGTGTTGGCGGAGTGCAAGTCCGACGCATCTGCACCAACGGGACGCCCCATTGGCATCTCGCCGCTGCTCGAGGACCTGTTTCAGCAGAGGGACGCATCGGTGGCCACCCTTGACGTCATCAACGCGCTGCACGCTCAGCTGACCCTGTGAGCCGGACACCCGCCAGCTTCAGCCTCACGGTCGTGCGCGGCGCGACGTGGGAGGACGATTTCACCTACACGAACCCGGATGGGAGCCCGTTCGACCTGACTGGCTACCAGGCGCGGATGCAGGTGCGGACGCTGGCGGGCCAGTTCGGGCTGACCCAGGCCGACACCCTGGTGCTGGAGCTCAGCACTGCGGCCGGCTCGCTCGTCATCGCGGAACCAGAGAACGGCGTGGTCGCGATCACCGTGCCGGCGGCGGACACCGAGGCGCTGAACCCGGCGAATGCGCGCAAGGTGAAGCTCTGCTACAGCCTGGAGCTGTTCAAGCCGGCAGGCGCGGATCCGGAGTACGTCATCCCGCTAGTGGCCGGCAAGGTCACTGTCCAGGGCGAGACGACACGCTGATGCCTGTGATTCGAGCCAGCGAGGGCGCGGCGCGCGTGATCGTGGTCGAGCGCCGCGGCGCCGTCGCCATCCGCGATCCCCGCACTCCGATCGTGGCCACGGCGCGGCCGATCCAGGTCGAGGCAATCCAGGCGGACACGCGGACGGTTGAGGTTGCAGCGCGCGGCGGGCAGGGCCCAGCAGGTCCGGCCGGCCGCGATGGAACGTCGCCGGAAGCCACGTACCCAGTCGGTCAGCCGATCCATGGTCACCGCGTGGTCCGCCTGGACAAAGGCAAGGCCTACCACCCGGACACGGCCGTGCTGGAACACGCGCAGGCCTGCATCGGCATCGCCCTTCAGTCGGCCACCACAGGCGAAGTCGCGGTGCGCCTGGCCGGCACGATTGAGGAAGCCAGCTGGAGCTGGCATGACGGCGCGGTCTGGTGCGGCGTCGACGGTGCGCTGACCCAGGCCCCAGGCACAGCCGGGTGGCTGTTGTGCGTTGGCCGGGCGCTCAACGCCACCACCCTGATGATCGACTTCGACTCACCCATCGCCCGGATCTGAACCCATGGCCGACAAGACCCTGCAGCTCAAGAACAACATCACCACCGAGGTCGAAGGCGTCACCGCGTCAGCTGGTGCTGCCGATGCCGGCAAGATCGCGGCCCTGGGCCCGGACGGCCGCTTCGACGACTCGCTGCTGCCTGCCGGCATTGGCGCCGACACCAAGATCTATCCGGCCAGCGAGGTGCTGGCCGCCGGCGACTACGTGAACATCTGGGACGATGCCGGCACGGCCAAGGTGCGCAAGGCCGATGCCAGCGCTGCCAACGCCGGCAAGCGCGCCCATGGCTTCGTGCGAGCTGGCGTCGGCACCATTGGCAGTGACGCCACCGTGTACTTCGAAGGGCCGAACAGCTCGCTTTCGGGGCTGACCCCGGGCGCGACCTACGTACTGAGCCACACCACCCCGGGCGGCGTGGTGCCTCTGGCTTCGGGCACCACGACGGCGGGCCACATCCTGCAGATCCTGGGCGTGGCCACCGACGTGGGCGAGATCAACGCCGAGATCGGCACTCCGGTGGTCAGGGCCTGATATGGCGGCGCGACGTCCGCTTGTCCTCGACGAGAGCAACCGTACGAGGGAACTGCCCGTCAGTGACATCCTGGTTGGTGTTCCGCTCCAGCTCGCGGTCGGGCTCCGGGCTGGTGGGGTGTTCAACGTCGCCCTGTCCTCGACCTACACGATGACGATCGGCCTGCGCGCAGGCGGCACGTTCGACGTACAGGCGACTACCTGATGGCACTGCGCACTCCACTGATCCTCAACCAGAGCACAGGGCGTATTGAAGAGCTTGCGGCTGGCGATACGCTTTTCGGCAACTATGTCGAAGGTTTGGTCGGCCAGAACCGACTGATCAACGGTACGATGCGGTGGTGGCAGCGCGGCACTAGCTTCACGTCTCCGGGGTACTCTGCCGACCGCTGGTATTTCAACGCTGCAGGCGTCAACACGCCCAGTTTGTCGCGCAACCCGATTACGGCGGGAAGCGTAGACACCGAGTGCATTTATTTCGCCAAAATCGCCTACGGCACCATCACGGACGCAGCGAACCACTACGTTGTGCTGGAGCAGCGGATCGAGAACGTCACCACGCTCGCGGGTCGCACGGTTACGGTGAGCTTCAAGGTATTCAACAGCGGATCCGCTGGCCGCCAAATTGCTGTAGAACTCGGCCAGTTCTTCGGAGCCAGCGGTAGCGCGCAGGTTTCAGGTATCGGCGCGGCAAAGTACAGCCTTGCAGCGGGCCTCAACACCATTACACACACCGCACAGCTCCCGTCCATCAGCGGGAAGACCGTCGGCGCCAACAGCTCAGTGGTTCTCACCCTTTGGGCGTCGGGCGGCAGCAACTTCAACGCGCGCAACGCATCGCTCGGCGCGCAAACCGGCGACGTGCACTTCACGCAGGTGCAGTTGGAGGCAGGTTCTTCAGCAAGCGCATTTGACTATCGATCGGATGCGCTGGAGCTGGCGCTGTGCCAGCGTTACTACGAAAAGAGTTACAACGCCGATACGCCTCCTGCGACAGTAACGACGGTCGGCCAAGTAGCGTTCTTCCAGTATGGCCTACCCAATACTAACTACGCGGGAGGCATGACCACCGCGTTCAAGGTAAGCAAGCGCGCGGACCCCTCCATTACGCTGTTCAGTCCGCTAACGGGGGCGACAGGTAAACTTCACAACGCTGGCAACGCCAATGACGTCAATGGCAGCGCGACGGACATTGGGCAGAGCGGGTTCTTTGCGCAGAGCGCGTCCTTTGGCCCAACCAATACAATCAATCTACGCTGGCAATGGGCAGCTGACGCGGAGCTTTAGCCATGTACCGACTTACCGAAAGCCCCGATGTGCTGTTCTGTCTTGAAACCGGAGCGTTCGTTCCGCGGGGCCACTACCTCTGGCCGACCGAGTGGCTGAAGGCGAACACTCCTTTGCCGATTCTGCCGCCGTATGAACCCAACACTCCAGAGCATCACCGCGCTATTCGCGACGCAGCGTGGGCTTGGATGACCAGCGTTGTCCAGGCGCGCCAGTACGACAGCGTCGAGAGTTGCGTGGGGTACTACAACAGCGGCGTGGAGCGCTACCGGTTGGAAGCCCACGCAATGGTGGCCTGGCGTGACGCCGTGAACGAAAAGCTGATAGCCCTGGTATTGGATCCGCCGCCGGGAGTCGTGACATGGCCGCAGGTAAAGGCACTGTTGCCGCAGCCATCCCAGTTCAACTGGCCGTCTACTGTCGAACTCCCGCTCGGGGTAGGTGACGGCCCCGCAGTGCAACTTTGATCCAATCTGAGAGGAACCCAGCCAGTGGCCGGAAAGATTGACCCGGCGACGGGGCTGCAGGACCAGCAACGGCGGTTCGCGGACGAGTACCTGGTCGATTTCAATGGCACCGCGGCCTACATGCGCGCCGGCTACAAGGCCACCGGTGCCGCGGCCAGCGCCGCCGCTGCGAGGCTGCTGGCCAACCCCAAGGTGCAGGCCTACCTGGCCAGCAGGAAGGAAGAGCTGCTGCTGTCGCAGCGGGTCGATCAGGAAGCGGTGCTTGCCCGGCTGGCCTTCATGGCGCTGGGTGACATCCGCACCCTGTTCGATCAGCACGGCAACCTGAAGCCGATGAGCGAGCTCACGGCGGAAGAGGCCAGCCTGGTCCAGGGTGTGGAGGTGTTCGAAGAGTGGGAGGGGCGAGGCGACGAACGGCGCGCAGTCGGCCTGACCAAGAAGATCAAGCTGGTCAGTCGCCTCGATGCGGTGAAGACCTTGGGCACGCACTTCGGCATGTTCGCCAAGAAGGTCGAGCACACCGGCAAGAATGGTGGTCCGATCGAGAGCCAGACGCGGATCCTGGGCGACGTGATGGATCTCATCGACGGGTCCGACACCGGCCCAGGGCCTTCGAGCTCGCGGAGCAAGTAAGTCGTGCAGGAACTGAGCGACCAGGACGCCAGCCGAATCATCGAGAAGCTGGGCGATAGGTGGTGGCGGCTGAACAACCTGTACTACATCACCGACAAGTTCGGTCGGCGGGTGCAGTTCAAGCTGAACGAGGTGCAGGCAGACCTCGACGACAACCTGCACACGTTGAACCTGGCGCTGAAGTCGCGCCAGCACGGCATCACGACCTGGGCCTGCATCCGGGCCCTGGACATGGCGCTGTTCAAGAAGAACACCAAGGCCGGCGTCGTCGCCCACACCGCCGGGGACGCCGCCAAGTTCTTCCGCAGCAAGGTGCTCTACGCCTACGACAACCTGCCGGACTGGTTGAAGAAGATCCGTCCGGCCGTCCGCCGGGACATGCGCGACGGCGTCCTCGAGCTGGCCAATGGCTCCAGCATCGAGGTCTCGGTGTCCCACCGTGGCGGCACGCTGACGTTCCTGCATATCTCCGAGTACGGCCCGATGTGCGCCATGTACCCGGAGCGGGCGGGAGAGGTCGCATCGGGTGCACTGAACGCGATCGCCTCCGGCAACATCGTGGTGATCGAGTCGACCGCCTACGGCGCCGCAGGCGACTTCTACGAGCGCTGCCAGACAGCGATCGAGCTGGACCGGCAGATCCGCGCCGGCACGGCCAAGCTGACGGCGATGGACTACCGCTTCCACTTCTATCCGTGGTTCCGGGATCCGATCAACGAGCTCGACCCGGACGGCGTCACGCTCACCGCCGAGGATGAGGCCTACTTCGCCAAGGTCGAGGCGGAGATGCACTACACGCTGCGGCCTGAGCAGAAGGCCTGGTACGTCAAGAAGGCGGCCGAGCAGCGCGACAAGATGAAGCGGGAACACCCCAGCACGCCGGAGGAGGCATTCCAGGCGAGCACCGAGGGTGCGTACTACGGCAAGGAAATGGCCGCCGCCGACAGCAGCGGACGGATCACCGATCTGCCGATCAACCCGCAGGTGCCCATCCACACCTTCTGGGACATCGGCCGCAGTGACGCGACGAGCATCTGGTTCATGCAGGAGAACGGCCCCTGGCTGGACTTCGTCGACTTCTACGAGAACTCCGGCTTCGGCGTGGCGCACTACGCCAAGGTGCTAAAGGAGCGCGGCTACCTGTACGGCAAGCACTACTGGCCGCACGACGGTGCCAATGAAGACTGGTCCGCCAACGAGAACCGGGTGCAGGTCGCCGGCAAGCTGGGGGTCAAGCCGATTGTGGTGGTGCCCCGGATCAATGACATCACCGAGGGCATCGACATGGTGCGCAACATGCTGCCGCGCTGCCGGTTCGACAGGGTCCGGTGCGGCCCGCCCAAGGCAGGCGAGGGCCGCGGAGGGCTGGAAGCCCTGCGGCGCTACACCAAGGTCTGGAACGAAAAGACCGAAACCTACTCCGACCTCCCATTCCACAACTGGGCCAGTAACCCTGCCGACGCGTTCCGGCAGGCAGCCCAGGGCTACGTCAGCAGCAGCGGCCGCCGTGTTGGTGAGTCGCGCGGCATGGCCAACGACAACTGGAGAACCGCATGAACGTTTCCCCGCGCGAGCGGAACAAACCCACCTCGGTCGAGCTGGTCGACCTGCTGTCGCTGCTGGTGGCTGCAGCAGATGAAGGGCAACTGGTAAGCGTCGCTTTCATGTTGCGATCGCCGGAGGGCGACACGATGGTCGACTACCGCGGCAGCCACGAGCTGAGCGAGCTCACTGCTCGCACCGTCTTGCAGCGCATTGCCCAGGACGTTGCCGGCCCCCATCCGGCGATCGCCGCCCAGATCGCCTCCGACCTCGCCAGGAAGGCGAACTGACGTGGAAGACCGTGACGTCGAGCAGCTTGCCATCCACCTGCAGCAGGCCCGCGCCTACGCGCGTTACCTGCCAGGGGGCGAGAACCACGGCAGCCTGGTCGAGGACCACGTCCTGTCACCGGACCAGGCGGTAGCAGCGGTAGTGGAAGAGCTGGACGCAGCCCTGGAGCTGCTGGGAGCTGAGGCATGAGCGCCGAGGTCGAGCTCGCGCCAGATGGCTTCGTGTGGTGTGGCAAGAAGGGAGACCTCACCCTGTACCTGACCCACATCGTGCGCGATGGCGACGACGACGCGGCCCTTTACATCCGGAACGAAAACCGCCGCGTCGAAGGTGTGAACCCTGTGACCGGGATGATCGCCTATGGCAGCCCGGCCTACCTCGTGCCGTTCCGCGACTTCTGGATCTTCCGGCCGGAGGACAGGGATCGGGGCCGGCACCACCACATCGGCGACATGGTCGCCCGCCTGCAGAACGCCTCGGTTGCCCTCTACGGCCTGGACGTCCCCGCCTACCGGCACCGCATTCACGACGCCATCCTCGAATTCTGCGACGACGTGAAGAACCTGCGGCCGCCGACGGAGCAGACCCGGGAGCAGTGGCTCGCCGAGATGGCCCGGATGGGGATCCAGATCAAGATCAACGGGCAGAAGGTGAACTGATGCAGACGATCGAGAACTTGCGGAGCGAGCCGGCCTACGACCCCGGCGCGGCCGACGTGGCCACCGCGGCGCCTCCAGATGTTGAAGGCCACCCGCTTGACAGCCTGGAGAACCGCCGCCTCCACGCGAAGCTGCTGGACTACTGGTACACCGCCCTTGATGCGTTCTACGACAACCGCATCGAGCAGATGCTGGACTACGACTTCTACGACCACATCCAGTGGTCGGAGGAAGACCGCGCTGTCCTGGCTGCCCGGCACCAGGCCCCGCTGACGTACAACAAGATCAAGATGGCCATCGACTGGGTCATCGGCACGGAGCGCCGCACCCGCATCGATGGCGTGGTGCACCCCCGCGCGGAGGACGATGTCGACATTGCTGCGGTGAAGTCGGAGCTGATGAAGTACCTCAGCGACACCAACCGCGTGCCGTGGGCGCGCAGCCAAGCCTTCAAGGACGCAGCGATCGCTGGGTGCGGCTGGACCGAGGAATCGATCCGGACCGATCGCGCCGACGAGCCGGTGATGGTGGGCCACATTCCCTGGCGGCAGATGCGGCGCGATCCAGTCAGTCGGGCATTGGACCTGAGCGACTGCCGCTTCCTGCTGCGGGAGAAGTTCGCCGACCTGGACTATTCCGAAGCGATGTTTCCTGATCGCATCGAACTGGTGAACCGGGCGGCCCAGGACCACTACGACGGCGACAACGGCGCCTTCGACGAAGAGCTGGACCTGCCCCAGGTCTTCCGCCGCTACGACAGCCGCGGCCACACCGTGACCGGACGGCGCATCACCGGCAGGGCCTCCCTGGATAGCCGGTGTCGGCTTCGGGTCCGTCTGATCGAGTGCTGGTTCAAACGCCCGGTCGCGCATAAGCGCCTGTGGGGTGGTGAGTTCCAGGGCGATCGCTTCGATCCGAACAACCCCGACCACCAAGCGGCGCTCGCAGCAATGAAGGGCCAGGCCTCGCCGGTCTACTCGCTGTCCGACGCCGTGGTCGAGGAAATGTGGTGCGCGATCTTCACCGAGGGCGGCCTGCTGCAGCTCAAACGCAGTCCGTTCCGACACGGTCGGTTCCCCTACACGCCGTACTGGTGCTATCGCCGCAACCGCGACGGGATGGAGTACGGCCTGGTCCGCGGCGTGCGCGACTCGCAGGAGGATCTGAACAAGCGCATGAGCAAGCTGCTTTGGGCGCTCAGCACCAATCAGCTGTTCTACGAGGAAGGCGCCATCGATGAGGACCGCGTCGAAGAAGCGAAGCGCGAGATCGCCAAGCCAAATGGCGCGATCCCGCTGAAGAATGGCGGCCTGAACAAGATCAAAGTCGAGCGCAACCTCGATGTGGCCGAGGCTCAGATCAAGCTGCTGGAGCTGGACGCGGCACACATCCATGACGGCTCCGGTGTGAACCGCGAACTCCTGGGCCGCGAGACCAACGCGGCCAGCGGCCGGGCGATCCTGGCCAAGCAGCAGGAAGGTGCCGTGAGCACGGCGGAGCTGTTCGACAACTACCGCCTGGGCATCCAGCTCAGCGGTGAAAAGCAGTTGTCGCTCACCGAGCAGTTCATGACCGAGGAACGCCAGTTCCGCATCGTTGGCGAGCGCAAGGGGTTGGACTGGCGCGTGATCAACCAGCTCCGCCTGGACACGCTCAACAACGTCTGGGTGGTCGACAACGACATCAGCCGCAACCAGGCCGATTTCATCGTCGACCAGCAGGACTTCCGCGAATCGATGCGCCAGGCCTTCGCCGAGCAGTTCTTCGACATGCTGGGCAAGCTGCCTCCGGAGATGTCCATCCAGCTGCTGGACCTGGCCTTCGACATGATCGACATGCCGGGCAAGGACGAGGTGGTGCAGCGCATCCGCAAGATCACCGGGCAGTCCGAGAACGACCAGGACCTCGACAGTCCCGAAGCGCTGGCCCGCCAGCAACAGGAAGCGCAAGACCGCGAGGTCGCCCTGCGCGAACGCATGGCCAAGGTCGGGCTGGACGAGGCCAGGCGCGAAGAGATCATGGCCAAGGCCAAGGCTTTGCAGATCAAGACCAAGGGCGACGCCCTCAACGTCGCCGAGCTGATCGAGATCCTGCTTCCCCTCGCTCCGGCGGCCGACCGCCTCCTGAGCACCCAACAGACCCCCGAGGAAACCTCTCATGCAGCAGCCTGACAACGCGGGCCAGCAGTCGCTGGCCGCGAACGAACTGGAAATGACCGAGGGCGAGCGTGCGGCGCTGGCCAGCGCTGACGGTGCCGCCGCCGGCGATGTCCCAGCTGCAACCGGCACCACCGAGGCACCGGCCGCCGCGAGCTCGACCGCCACGCCGGCCGCCGATGGCTCAGCTGCACCAGCAGCAGCTGCTCCAGCGGACGGTGCGGCGCAGCCCGATGCGGCTACCGCGGCTGCGGCTGCTGCCGCGGCAGCTGCTGCGGAAGGGGCGACCCCCGCTGCACCGGCAGCGTCCGAGCCGCCGCCGTCCGCCCCCTTCGTGCCGACGTATGCAGCCGACGAACGCGACTACGACAAGGAAATCGGCGACATCAACGGCAAGTTGCAGGCCCTGAAGGAAAAGTACAAGGCTGGCGACGTGGAGGATGAGGCCTACGAGGAGCAGTACGAGAGTCTGCGCGACGAGCGCAGCCGCATCGAGCGCGCTCAGGATATGGCCACCCTGCAGCAGCAGATGAGCCAGCAGAACGCGGACCAGTCCTGGGCGTACCTGCAGCGCCAGTTCCTCTCCCGGCCGGAGAATGCCGCGATCGCCGCAAGCCCGATGCGTTTCGCCGCGTGGGAGCAGGCGATGCAATCGGTGGTGAATGATGCCGCAGCTGCCGGCCGCCAGCTCACGGACTGGGACATCCTGGCCGGCGCGCGCGACCTGTTGGTGACCGAGGGCCTGCTGCAGGCATCCGCCGCCGCGACCGCGCCGCCCGTAGCGCAGGCCCCGGCGAAGCCGGATCGCAGCGCGCCGCTGGGAGACGTGCCGGCCACGCTGAGCACAGTGCCAGCGGCGGCGGATCCCACCTCCCGCTCGACCGCCGATGCGGCCGCTGGAATGGACAACATCGAGGACATCGAGTCATTCCTGGCAGGCAAGTCGGAGAGTGAACGCGATCGCATCCTGCGCGACGTGCCGGGCTCCTTCGTGGCGGACAACTGAGCCTCATGCCCAAGCTGCACACCACCCTGGAGCCCGGCGACGTGGTCCTGATCCCGTCGGGCTCAGGCGCATCGATCACCTTCACCGAGAAGAGCGGTAAGCGCTCGCGCGTGATCATCGAATCCAACACCCCGGTGACCATCACGCGAGCCGGTGAGCAGCAACCTACTGGCGGCACGCTGCAGCGCGTGGCGCGCCGCCCAACGCCCACAACGGGCTGAACATTCTCAAACACCTGCGCAGCAGTGCGGGTCAACGACAGAGGCGCAGAAGTGCCGTGATCTCCCTGGAGAAGCAACATGGCACAGACGATCGTGGGTCTGAACGACCCCAAGGCCCGGAAGCTGTGGTCTGCGGACCTCATGGTTTCGGTATCCAAACAGTCCTACTGGACGCGCAAGATGATGGGCAAGGGGTCGGAGACCTCGATGCCGGTCATGCTGCAGACCGACCTGGAACAGGAAGCGGGCGACACCATCAGCTACGACCTGTCCGTGCAGCTGTCCGGTGGCGTCATCGAAGGCGACCAGAAGGCCGAGGGCAAGGGCGAGAAGCTCGACTTCTTCACCGATAAGGTCTTCATCGACCAGGCCCGTAAGCCGGTCAGCTGCGGTGGCCGTATGAGCCGCAAGCGCACCGTCCACGACCTGCGCAAGGTCGGCCGCAATCGCCTGACGGAGTTCTGGGCGCGCTTCTACGACGAGCTCTTCTTCATGTACGGCTCGGGCGCTCGCGGCATCAACGAGGACTACAACGTCCCGCTGAACTACGCCGGCCGCGCAGGCAACGCGTTCGAGTCGCCGGACAGCTCGCACATCCTGTTCGGCGACGGCGCCAGCAAGGCATCGCTGACCGCGGCCGGCAAGATGAGCCGCGTCCTGATCGAGCGCGCCAATACCAAGGCGGCTTCGCAGGGTGGTGGTTCGACCCAGGTGGCGGAGATCCAGCCGATCACCATTGCCGGCGGCGAGCACTTCGTCACCGTCATGCACCCGTTCCAGGCGCATGACCTGAAGACCTCCACGGACCCGGGCAACTGGCTGGACATCCAGAAGGCGGCTGCGGCTGCCGAAGGTGCCAGCAACCCGATCTTCAAGGACAACCTGGGCATGATCGGCAACACGATCCTGCACAAGCACAAGTCCGTGGTGCGCTTCGGGGACTACGGCGCCGGTGGCAACGTTGCAGCGGCTCGCGCGCTGTACCTGGGCCGCCAGGCCCTGGTGTTGGCCTTCGGTTCGCCGGGCAACGGTCTGCGCTTCGACTGGTCCGAGGTTCCGCTCGACCATGGCAACGACATCGAGATCTGCGCCGGCGCAATCTTCGGCATCAAGAAGACGCGCTTCAACGGCAAGGACTTCGGCACGATTGCCCTGGACACCGCCGCGGCCGATCCGAACCCGCAGTAAGCCTCACACCAAGAGCCCCGGCACGCCGGGGCTCTTGCGTTCAGAACCTACATCCTTCGCAGGAGAAATCCATGTCCACGAAACTCGCAATTGGCCGCAACAGCGGCGCATCGTCGCCGGCCGCCGGCCTGCTGGTGGTCAACGACTACAGCTGGCCGGTTGAAGCCGGTGCGGATGGCGATCTGGTGTTGATCGGTGAGCTGCCGGCCAACCACAAGCTGCACAGCCAGGGCTCCGGCCTGTTCGCCAAGCTGGACGCCGGCGGCAAGCTGGCCGCGCAGAACGTGAGCGTCTTCATCCCCGACGCGATCGATGGCGCCTCGGCGGCCGGCAACACCGTTATCGCGCCGACCGCGGTGGTTGCCGATACCGCCGCATTTGTCCCGGTGAGCCTGCATCTGATTGCCGAGGCCCTGGGCTCCAAGCCGGTGAACCGCCCGGTGTACGTGAAGCTCAATACCGCCCCCGGTGCCCAGCAGGGCGAGCTGATCCTGCGCCTGGCTGCTTTCCCGGCCTGAGCCCCCAACCGTAGCGGGGCTGCGCACGCAGCCCCGCATACCAGGAGCATCCCATGCTGATTGCATGCAAGTTCAAGCGCCCGAAGGCGCCCGTTGAGCTGGACGGAACCGTGTACTTCTTCGTGCCGATCGATCCCGCCAATGCCGATGCGGAGCACGTCGCCGACGTCGAGAACTCCGACCATATCCAGCGGCTGCTGGGCATTCCGGAGGCTTACTACATCGCCCGGGCCCAGACCCTGCAGACCACCGCCAAGCCGGTCCCGCCGGTCGACCCGGCCGCAGGCCAGGAACCGCCAGCGCCGCCGGTTGTCAGCAACACCGGTACCGATGCCGGCGGCGCGGACGCGGGCGCCAGCACCACCACGAGCACCGACACCGGCACCAGTGAGCCGCCGGCAGGCGCGAACGTCGCAGCTACGCTGCCCCCGGAGATCGTCGAAGCCGCGGCGCAACTGAACGGACTGAGCTGGCAAAAGCTGAAGGCCGAGCTGGCCAAGGGCGGCATCGCCAAGGTCGTGATCAAGGCCGCCCTCGACCTGGAGCTGGCCAAGCCGGAGCCCGACCAGCGCGGAACCACCCTGAAGGTGCTGAGCCAGGCGCTCGAGGAGGCCTGACGTGGAGGCGCGCACCCTCAGCCAGTTGATCGAGGAATGCCGGGAAGAGCTCGACGACGACGTGGCTCCCTACCTGTGGAGTGACGCCGCGCTGACCCGCCACCTCAACGAAGCTGTGGAAGAGGCGTGCATTCGGGCGCGGCTGCTCGTGGAGAGCGGCCGCCCCGATATTTGCCACATCAACCTGGAGCCGGGCCGCGCTGACTACACGCTTCATCCAACCGTGTACGTGATTCGGCGCGCGGTGCTGGCCAGCAATCTGTCCGACCCGCTCTGCAGGACCACCAGCGGCGCCCTGGACGGATGGCACTGCCACTGGCGCACCGAGGCAGGGCGCCCGGAGTACCTGGTGCGCGATCGGCAGGCGCGCGAGGTATCGGTCAGCCCGGTACCGGCAGAGTCGGACGTGCTGCAGCTCACCCTCTGGCGTGTGCCAGAAGCCGCCGAGGCGATGGAAGACAGCGAGGATGAGCCGGTGATCGATGCCATCCACCACCGGAAGCTGGTGCACTGGGCCTGCTGGCGGGCATTGAACAAGCGCGATTCCGAGCAGCGCAGCACCGCCGACGCCGACCGTCACCTCGCACTGTTCGAGGGCTACTTCGGCGAGCGGCCCACCGCGCGGGCGCTGCAGCAGCTGTCGATCGACCCCACCACCGGCACCCAACCCATGTGGTTCTGACATGCCCGTTCGCGATGAAGATCTCCGCCCAGCAGGCCCTTGGCCCTGGGGCATCAACAACGTGGCCGGAGAAGGGGCGCTGCCGACCGATGAAAACGGGATCCCGCGTGCGCTGCGCGAGGCGGACAACGTCGACCTGGACGCCGCCGGCAGGCCGCAGCGCCGGCGGGGGCATCAGCGCTTCCGGCCTGGCGCCCTGACCCATTCGCTGTGGAGCCATGACCATCTGCAGTACGGACTCTTCGTCGATGGCGGTCAGCTTCATGCCCTGCACGAGGATGAGCGTGTGGAAGCGCTGGGCATCGACGTTGGCCTGGATCCGCTGAGCTATGCACTGATCGGCGATCGCGTCTTCTTCAGCAACAGCACCGCCAGCGGCATCCTCGACATCGACCTGCAGGTGCAACCCTGGTCGCCGGAACACCCTGCGGGCCAACCGCTGTTGGAACCAACCTCTGACAGCGCCCTTGCACCAGGTCAGTACCAGGTGGCGGCGACCTTCATCGATCGGCTGGGTCGGGAATCGGGCAGTACCCTGGCCGCGGCAATCGACGTTGCCGAGGGCGGCGGGTTCGAGCTCAGTGACATCCCGCTGCCGGTGGCGCCGGACACGGCCTCGGTCGCGGTGTACGTCTCCGGGCCGAATGACCAGGTGATGCGGCAGTACGTCATCCTGCCCGCCGGCACCCGCTCGGCACCGGTGCTGGCGCCTGGCGAGGGGAGGGCGCTTACGACGCAGTTCCTGCGGCCGCTGCCACCGGGCCACATCGTCCGTGGTGCGCACGGCCGGCAGTTCGTAGCCTGTGGCCAGGAGGTGCTGTGGTCGGAGGCACTGCGATACGGGATGTTCCGGCCTGCGACCAACCGCATGCGCTTCAACGCACCGATCGACCTGATGGAACCCATTGGCGACGGGCTGCAGGACGGCGCCGGCCTCTACGTCGCCGCCGGCGCGCGGACCTATTGGTACGCCGGCGCGGACCCCAAGGACTTCAGCCAGGAAGTCGCGCGCGGTAGCGGCGCGGTGCCGGGCTCGGCCATGGTCGTCAACGGTGACGTGATTGGACTGCAGTCCGCGGTACCGGTGCTGATCTGGCTCGCCCGCGATGGCTACTTCTGCATCGGGCTGCCGGGCGGCCAGGTGCAGGTGCTGAAGAAGGGTGAGGCGGTCGTTGATGACGCCGACCATGCCGCACTGCTACTGCGCCAGCAGGACGGACTGAGCCAGCTCGTTGCCGCGCTGCGGGCACCCAAGGGCCAGGCGCTGGCCGTCACCGACCGGGCCGTCGCCCACGTCATCCACCGAGACCCATGACCTATGGCTGTGTTGGCCAAGCCAGACGACGTGAAGCGTCGCCTGGAGATCTGCCGTGCGTGTCCGAACGTCGAACGGCTCGGACGTCGCCTATTCCTGCGCTGCAGCCTCTGCAGCTGTCCCCTGGCAAGCAAGACCCGATTCCAAGGGGCTTCCTGCCCCGCGGGCAAATGGTAACCACCGAAGGAGCAAACCGATGAAAATCATGAAGGCCCTGCAGAATCTGGGCACGGTGGGGCGCGACGCCATTCGCGCAATCCGCCGGCACAAATACGAGCTGTCCGAGGCGGGCATCTACATTCCCGCGGCGCGCGCGACCATCGGCGGCACTTTCCGGCATGCCCACGCCGCTGCAGGCGATGAGTTCGGACCATGGCAGGTCGACCCGAATCGACTGGTCAACGAAGGTCTGAACTACATCCTCAATTCCGCACTCGGCGGCGCCAGCCAGCAGACAGCGTTCTACCTGGCACCGTTCGCCGGTAACGTGACGCCGGCGGCGGACTGGAAGGGATCCACGTTCAAGGACGTGGCCACCGAGTTCACGGGGTACACCAATGCCAGCCGTCTGCCCTGGACCACCACACCCTCGACGGCTGAGGCGATCGGCAATAGCGCCGCCCTTGCCGCGGCGACGCTGGTCTACTCGGCAGGCGGGCCCTACAACCTCTACGGCATCGGCCTGCTGACGGGGTCCGCCAAGGGCGCCACGGCGAACATCCTGATCGCAGCTACCCGCTTCGCAACGCCGCGCACCAACCAGCTCGCCGGGGACAAGCTGGCACTGGAATACGTGCTGTCGGCCAAGGACGAGGGCGACGTCACCTGATGAGCGGGCCGCGGTACAGCGGGTGGACGCCGATCGTGGTCGTTGGCGATCGAGAGGTCGCGGCTCAGCACGTCCCGGAAGCAAGGAAGCTGCTGGGCTTCGTGCTCGAAGAGGCCAAACGGAATGGCCTCGGAATCGCGAATCTGCGCCGGGAACTGCAAGACGGCACGGTGCTGCTGGCCGAGAAGATCGGCGAGCTGCCACGGGTCACGATCATAGCCCCGGGGCCACCACCGGTAGAGGAACCGCCGGAGCCCCGCGGCGGCTTCATCGTCTGGCCACGATGGGACGTGCCCACGGGCGATCCGGCGCAGCGCGGCACGCAGGTGGATCCGACAGGCAACGATCCGACCGGGTGGCTGGAGTTCGCCGGCAGCCGGGTGGTGACCCGCTACTGGCGCAGATGGGATGTGGTCGATCAGATCCAGGGCGCCCGCTACGAAAGCTACGACCGGCTGGACCTGTATCCCGATGGGCTGTACTTCTTCGGGAATATCGACTGGAAGGACGGCGAGGATCTGGCGCTGTCGTTTTATGGCTTCTGCTCAAGGTACGTGCACGACGTTGCCTTGCTCGACATCGGCGCGCGCTGGGTGCTGCAGCAGGGCCAGGCGCTGTTCGACCGGATCTCGTACGCCCAGGAACTGCAGCAGGATCCGCCCGAATACCTGTCGTGGCGCGTCAACTCCGCCTGCGTGCGCAAGACGTCAGCCGGCGTCCAAGAACTGCTGGTGGCATTCACGAACTACACCCAGGGGCAGCCCACCACCGCGCAGTCGGCCTTCGTGGCCTTCAGGCTGCATCGCAATGAGGGGACGCCGCAGAAGGGCGACTGGGTCGTAGAGCCCGGCAGCCACCGCCTGCTGGGCATGACGCCCGGGCAGATCAATCCCGAGGGCAGCACTTCGGGGAACACGTTCACCGATTCGGCCATGCCGTGGTTCTTCAACGGTGATGGCACCCGGGCGATCCGCACCGTCAACAGTGAGCAGACGGTGGTCGCTGCGTTGATCAACACCATGACCCAAGAGGTGGAAATCTCCGACAGCGGCATCACCCATAACGCAGTCCAGGCCGCCTACCTGCAGGGCAACTACGCCGGAAGCGGTGGGAACTTCGCATTGGTGGCGCCCACGCGCGGCCTGGTCGTGTCCGACTTCGCCGGCATGGAGCGGAAAGATGCCTATCTGGCGCTGCGCCGGAGCGAGGGGCGGTTTGCTGTGGAGGCCAACAACTACCAGGGAATGGTGCGCGTGTCGGTGGTGCTGGAGTTCGACGGCGGCGAGATCACCTTGATCGATCGGGACTTCGCGGTCGGCAATGACCGCCAGGACTATCACCTGTTGGCGTACATGGACGTGCGCCACAACCTGTTCTCGGGATGGCGGATCCAGGGTTTCAACGGTGCCCACACGATCCAGCCATTCGCCTACATGGCAGGCCGAATGGTGTATGGCGAACCCGAGCCTGTGGCATGGGATCCGAGCTCGGGCACCGGAGCACCATTTCCGGGCCTGGACACGCGTGCGCCTGGCGCCGTCACCGACGGTCTCGTGTTCGGCAGCTACTGGGTTGGCGCCAGCGGATCTGGCTGGGGGCCACGCACACCGAACCAGACCGGCGTGATCTGGAACAAGCACCCCCGCGAGGGCCTGATTGCGTTCAGCGGTTCCTCGCTGCTGGTGCCGCTGATGATGGACCGACAGGGCGTGAGGGACTTCCTCGGCTTCGATTGGGCCGGGGGCTGGAACTACAACAAGGGGCGCTACTGCGTCTCGATACCTGGCGCCTACACCGGTGCACTGAACTACCTGACGGGTCATGACCTGGGGGCGTTGCTCGGCGTTACCGCCGAGGACAGGCGCTTCTACCCGCTGACCGTCCTACCCAAGCCCATCTAGGAGCCTTCATGGCCGTGAACACTTCCACGGGGTTCGAGGCGTCGATCCTTGGCCCGTCGGCATTCGAGGGGATCTTCCGCGCCGGTTGCATCGAGATCCGCACCGGGCCCCAGCCGGAAACTGCAGATATGCCGGCCACCGGTGCGTTGCTGGCGAGAATCACCGTTGACGGCGGCGTCTGGCAGCCAGGCGTTTCCGCCAATGGCCTGAGCTTCGTGCGCAACGGCCGCTACGTCTACAAGGACGCCGCCCAGCGGTGGGTACTTCGCGGGCTCGCCGCGGGAACCGCGGGCTGGTTCCGCCTGGTCGGCAACGCGCCCGACGCCGGTGCGGTCTCCTTCGAATCTCCCCGCATCGATGGCGCGATCGGTCTAGACGACGACAGCCCGGGCGACTTCCAGATGCGCCTGCCCACCCTGGCAATGGCCACCGACACCAGCATCGAGATCGGTGAATGGTGGTTTGCGATCCCCCCACTCTGACGAAGGAACAGCACCATGACGATCTCCATCCCGCTCGCGCAGGCCCTGCTTGGGCAGGTCAAGAATGCCCTCGACGGCGGCTTCCTTTACGTGTTCGCTGGGCCGGTACCGGCCTCGGCCGACGCTGCCCTGGATATGGTGGGCAGTCACACGCAGCTGGCGAAACTCTCGGTCAGCGGCGGCGGCCTGACCTTCTCCGCTCCCGTCGGCAATGTCCTGCCCAAGGCACCGAGCGAAGAGTGGGAAGGCCTGATCCAGTTTGAGGGTGCCAATGCCGGCGCCACGAGCCTTTCCCCCTCGTTCTACCGCTTCTGCGCTGCAGCCGACGATGGCCGTGGGTCCACCACCGGCGTTCGCCTGCAGGGCACTGCGGGCGGGCCTGCCTCCAATGCGGCTGTGCTGTTCAGCAGCGACGTGATGACGGCCAACGGCAGCAACAGCACCGGCGTGAGCATCTTCAACGTGGTTGTCGACCAGGCCAGCTGACATGTTGTCCAAGCCGCCAGTCTCCAGGTACGTCCCGCCCCAACCCGCGAAACCCGCGGTGCCGTACCGGGCTTCCTATACCGTCTGCGGCGCCTCGCCGGCCCAGGGCTACTGGCGGCAGGAGTGCAGCGAAGGCCGGATGCCGGCTCCGAGCAATGGCGCTGTGCAGTTGCCGAAGGGCGCCACCATCCTTGCCTATGAAGAGCAGAACGGCGTCACCTACGTGCGGTACATGCTGTGCAGGAGCCTGTTCGTTCAGACCTCGCCGCCTGGACCAGTCACTTGCACCACTTACCCCGAGCAGAAGGCTGAGCCTCCAGTACCGGCCGTTCCGCCGCGCCGGGAATCCCTCTCGGTGTTCGAGTGGAACGCCGGTGCCGACAGTGTCGACGAGCTCAACGGCGACGTAACGATGCGACTGACGATGAGCCGCGCCGTGGGCGTGGTGGTCGGGTTCGCCATCCTGGGCGAGGCGGAGCTGTTCGACCCAGCCCGGATTCGACACGGCCTGTACTTCCATCAAAGCGAGGGCGGCCGCCTGCAGGCTTGTGTGCTGGAGCGCGGCCGCCGCGTATCGCCGATCCGGTTCTATGCACCCCAAGACCTCTGGGAGGCAAGGCGCATCGGCGGCAGCGTCCACTACCTGCACAACGGACAGCGCTTCTACACGTCGCAGCAAGCCAGCCACGGGCTCGTGGTCGTGGGTTGTGCGATCTACGCGACCGGAGATTTCATCGAATGACCATCGAGTTCCTGCCGCTGCAGCATGCGGAGATCGAGGGGCGTGGCCAGGTCACGTTGTCACTGAGGGCCGTGGGGGTTGGCTCAGGGCTCGGCGCGGCCGGCAGTGCCGTGCTGCGCCTGGGCTCGTCTGGACAGGGGCAGATCTACTTCGGCGGCGGGGTAGACCCGGTGGTACCCGCCAACGGCGCCGCCGCATTGAACCTGGTCACATCCGGGCAGGGCTACGGCCGCGACATCGGCGGCGGTGCCGCGGGGATCAGCGTGCGCGCTGCGGGCTTCCAGACTGCCCCCGGCCGTGGAGCAGGCGGCGCGCGCCTGGCGCTGTATGGCAGCGGTCGACAGGTCACCACGCCGCTTGCCTATGCAGGCCTGTCTGCCCGACCGCGCATGATCTCTGCGTTCGGCGGGCGCTGGTTTGCGTCGCCGCGTTCATCGCTGGCTATCGGCGAGACCCGAAGCAGCCTGCCAACGCACGTGCTGAACGAAGTGCTCTCCATCGACGAGACCCGGCGCAGCGCGCTGCTGGCCAGCTGCAGGACGGCAGACACGCTGAGCCTGGAAGATGCAGCGGCGGTGGTGTTCATGCTGCTGGTCGAAGAGGGGATTGCCTTCAGCCCGGACATTCGCGCTGACGCGATCAGGCTGGAGCGCGTCATCGACCGCCTGCTGATGCTGGGAGTGGCCACGTCCTACGCCGATGCGTTGAACGCCCTGGTCGGTGGCCTGTGGTTCGGCGCCCTCACCGAGGCACTACGCACGGAGACGGTCACCGATGGACTGCTGGGCTCGGACCTGGTGGCCAGCCTGCAGCGCGCGGCAGAGCGCGTGGTGGACGGCATGCTGGCTGATGCCGCGGCATTCGAAGCCGGTACCGGCGTTGTGATGGTGGATGAGCAGCTGCTCGTCGGCGCCGCCGGCGGCGCGACGGCCGAGCTGGCCCAGCTGCTGAAGGACGGGCTGGGATTCGTGACCCGCCTGGCGCTGGACACCGGCGAATACGTCGCATGGGTCATGAACACCGAAAGCCGCGCGCTGAGCCGTTACACCCAGTATCCATTCAACAGCTTCGCCAAGATCGGCGGTCGCTACTACGCGGCGGCTGCAGACGGCCTGCATCGGCTTGACGGCGATGACGACGACGGCACCCCGATTGCTGCGCGGCTGCGGCTGGGCCTTTCCGCACTCGGCACGCGCCGCCTGAAGCGGCTGCCCGAGGCGTTCGTCGGCTACACCGCCACGGGCGCACTGCTGCTGCATGTGATCACGGTCAACGAGCAGAGCGGCCAGAAGGAATCGGCCATCTACCGGATCCTGGAGCGACCTGCATCGAGCGAGCGAGAAACCCGCTGGAAGCTGGGGAAGGGGATCAAGGCCGTCGACTTCGACTTCGTGATCGAGAACGTGGACGGCGCCGACTTCGAGCTCGCAGCCATCGACTTCAGGCCGATCTATCTTGATCGCCGGACCAGGGGATGACCATGGCAGGACCTTGCTTCTGGCGCGAGCCATTCAACCTTGTTCAGGACTGTGGCGAAGATCAGCAGCCCAGTGACTGGATGCTCACCTTCAACAACGGAATGGTCGAAGCCGAAGAGGCATCCGAGCTCCCCGGATTCGTCGTAGGCACTGACTTCCTGCTGAAGATCGAGGGGGACGTGGACGGGCGCACCCTCGAGATGCGCTATCGCATCGACAGCGACCGCTATGCCGCCTACTACATGGGTGAACAGACCAGCTACAACGGCCCGGACGGAACTCCTGCCGTGGCTACCCAAGGTGCGAATCGTTGGGACGTTTCGATCTACGTCCTGTGGAGCTGACCGGAGAAGCATGAATGGCAACTACCTGGTGTCCTGACCTTTCGGCGGACGCAGCAATCACGCTGGTCGGCAGCGCGCATGACAAGTTCATGGATCTCGGCACGACCACGTACAACATGGCCGTGTCCAATCTGCAGGGTCTAAACAGCGTCAGGCTGGATCCGATCGACTTCAACGTCGATTTCCGCTTTGCTGACCCGCAGGCTACGTTCCAGCGGCCGCGCCGGCCCGACATGGATGAAGGGGCGCTTGAGTTCCGCGCGCCGGACGTGCCGTTGCCCAGTGCGCCGGGGTTCGTTGCGGCTCCGATTTCGATCAGCGAAGCGCCCGAGCTCGATGCTCAACCGCCGACGCTGGCATTCGGCGCAAAGCCGACCACGCCGAATGTGCTCGAGCCGACACTCCCGGTGGACCCGGCTCCGATTGTGCTCCCGGGGGAGCCTAGCTACGTCCTGCCGCAGGTACCGACGTTCGAGGCGCTGAACCTGCCCGACGTGCCAAATATCTCCCTGCCGGAGTTCGACGCGGAGAAGCCGATCTTTATCGAGCCACCGTTCAACGAGACCTGGCAGTTTGAGGCCACACCCTACGTCAGCACGCTGGTGGACACGCTCACGGCCACGCTCAAGCCGATGATCGTCGGCAGCCAGGCGCTGCCCAGGATCATCGAGGACGCGATCTTCCAGCGAGCCCGCAGCCGCATCGAGCTGGAGACCCAGCGGAACGTGGACCAGGCGGTGTCCGAGTTCGCCGCCCGTGGCTTTACCGAGCCCCAGGGCATGCTGGCCGGAAGGATCCTGGAAGTCCGGCAGACCGGACAGGGTGCCGTGGCCGAGGCCTCCCGTGACGCAGCGATCAAGCAGTTTGAGGAATCGCTGGCCAACCAGCGCATGGCCATTGCCCAGGGAGCGGCGCTGGAAGGAACGCTGGCGCAACTGCACACGGAAGAGCAGAAGGTGATGCTGCAGGCAGCAACGTTCCAGCGCGAGACCGTCATCGCCGTGCTGAACGCCAGGATCTCGGTGTTCAACGCCCGCCTGCAGGCGTATCAGACCGACGCCCAGGTGCTGCGCGATCGCATCCAGGCGGAGCTGGCCAAGGTCGAGGTATTCCGGGCCCAGATCGAGGGCGAGCGGGCTCGCGGCGAGATCAATGAGCAGCGGGTGCGCCTCTACGAGTCCCAGCTGCGCGGCGTGACCACCCTGGCCGACTTCTACCGCACCCGCGTCGAGGCGGTGAAAGTGCAGGCCGACATCAATCGCTTCGGAATCGACAAGTACCGCGCCCAGGTCGACGCCTACGAGGCGCGTTGGCGTGCCCATGTTGCCGAGTGGCAGGGCTATACGGCGAGCGTAGAGGGTGAGGGCAAACGGGCGGATCTGTACCGCACGCTGGTCGACGCCAATGCCAAACGCGTCGATGCCTGGGCGGCCAGCAACAACATGCAATTCGAGGCCGAGCGCCTTCGCATGGCTCAGCACGGGGTCGACCTGGACGTGTGGCGCGCCGGCATCACCCGCTGGGACGCGACCCTGAGCGGCGAGCGTGCACGCTTGGCCGCGGTTGGCCAGGCATTCGATGCGAAGGCGCGGATCTACAGCGCCGACGCCGGTGTGGAGCAGGCCGCCTCGGCCGCTGCCGATCGCAGCTTCGAACTCGGCCTGGCGCGGGAACGTGCCGACGTCGATGTCCAGCTGCAGCAGGCCCAGATGCGCATCCAGCAGATGCTGGGCTTGCTGGCGCAGTCGGCGGAGATCCAGCGCGCGAAGGCGCAGATCTCGAGCCAGCTCGCCGCCAGCACGATGAGCGCTGTCAACTACGGGGCAAGCGTTTCCAGCGGCCGCAGCAAATCCAACTCCTGCTCGCAGAACTACAGCTTCCAGGGCGAGATCGCGGACGCGTGATCCGCCTCCACTTCCAAAGGGGAACCGCATGGCCATCAACGATCGAGACGAACTGAACCCCGCCGGCGTCGCGCCCGGACAGCCCCGCATTGCCGCCCGGCCAAGCCCTGGCACGGCCTTCGGCTCGGCGCTGCGCAGCGGTGTCGCCGGAACCGCCACGTTGGCGCGGCAGGCCGCCGGCGCAGGATTGCGTGCCGCCGGTACCGTCGCGGATGCGGTGACGGCGCCAGGTCGGGAGGCGGCAGGCTTCGTGCGCGATGCAGGTCGAGCTGCCGCCGGCGCGGCGCCGTCGCCCCAGCAGGGGCAGCCGTTGAGGGCGCCCAGCGAGCTCAATCCGATCGGCGGCGCCGCCAGCGCGCTGAGCCGCCTGGCTCCGGTGAGGCTTGGCGGTGCCGCGAAGCCGAAGCCCACCTTCGCTGGCGTGAGCTCGAGCGTCGACTCGACTGCAGGCCTCGCCGGTTCACGCCTGGCCAGCCGGCCGTCGAACGGGGCGGACTTCACCGGTGTCAGTTCCAGCGTGAACTCCACTGCATCGCCTGCAGGTGCAGCAGGTCTGGCAGCTCCCCGGGCCGCCGCGGCTGTTGCAGCTGCTCCCAGCACGTACACGACGCAGGACGGCCGCACGGCGACCCTGCCGGCAGGCATCACCCGCACCGTAGATGCCAACGGCAACTCGGTGTTCACCGGATCCTCCGCCACCATCGCAGCCGCTCGCGGGCCGGCGCCGGCCGCTCCGGCCAGCGGCGCACCGGCGTCGCCCCTCGTGACGCCTCTCGCGGCCGCACCTGCAGCGCCGACAGTGGTTGCTCCGCGGCCGACTCCGCAGATTGCGCAGCGCGGGCGCCAGGGCGGGATCATCGAGAATCCGGCCGACACCACGGTGGACAAGCTCACGCGCGCGATGGGCAGCGCAAGCCTGAAGGGCAGCCCGAGTGGCCGCGCCGCAGTAGCGCAAGCGATCTTGGGCGAGGCCGGCGCGCGCCAGGCAGAGCGCGCATCTGCGCTCCGCACGCAGGACGAAGCCGACCTTGCCGCCGGCCAGGTCAACGCCGTCGCTGCCCAGGGCGATGCGAACCGCGCGCTGCAGGCCGGCCAGTTCAATGCCCAGATGCAGGACAACGTCGCCAATCGCCAGGCGTCGCTGGAAACGGCCCGCATCGCTCGGCGGCCGGAGATCTCGGTTGCGGCGGATGGAAGCATGGGGGTTGTGGGCAGCGACGGCGGCTGGCGCCCCGTGACTGGTGCCGACGGACAGAACGTGCGGGCGGTCCAGGCGCCGCGCCAAACCGGCGAGCTCACCGATGCCGACCGCCTGAAGTCCTACACCGATCGATTCAACGCCATTTCCGGGAACGTCACGATGGACGAAGCCGCGAAGACCGCCGCTCTGGCCCAGCTCGATGCGGATCCGCTCTATGCCGGCCTGCGCCCGCAAGAAGCCCCGCCTGTGGCCGGTGCGCGTAGGGCACCCGATGGCAACTGGTACGTGCAGAACAACGACGGCAGCTACTCGAAGGTGAATCTCTGATGGCAACGTTCGAGAAGGTTGATGGAAATCCGTTCGGTGCGAGCCCGGCGCCGACTCAGGCGCCAGCGCCAACCACCGGCAAGGTTGCGCGCCGGCCGACGCTTTCACCCGTCCAGGGCGACCCGTTCCAGAAGGTCGCGAAGCGCCCGGAGCGCACCTGGGGGGAGGCCATCAAGGACACCGGCCTGGGCATCGCATCCGGCGCCGCCAACATCATCGGTGGCGCCGTGGAGCAGCGAAACTCCATGGAGCCGACCAACGTCGTGCGGCAGGGCCTGCGCTTCCTGGACAGGCTGGGTGTCAAGGGCGCATCTGAAACCGCTGCCCTGGTGCCGGGAACGCCCTCGGAGATCTTCGGCGGGCGCCGTGCTGGGTCCGATACAGCGGCCCTGTCCAAGGCAACGCAGGCGGCCACCGACTACCTGGCCGAGAGTCAGTCGGATGCGCTGAAGCAGGAGAAACAGGACCTGCAGGACACCAAGGGGTTCTTCCCCAGCGCCGGCAAGGTACTGTCCTCACCGCGACTGATCGGCAACTTCCTGGCAGAGCAGGTGCCCAACGTCGCCGCGATGGGAGCCGGCACTCGACTTGCTGCTGCGCGTGCCGGTGAACGCGCACTCGCGGGTGCGGTGGCCAAGGGTCTCGGTACCGAGGCCGCAGAAACGGCTGCCACGGCCGCTGGTCACCGCGCAGCGACCGCCGCTGCCACTGGCATGACGACCATCATGGAGACCGGGTCGGCGGGCCAGCAGACCTACCAGCAGGCCATGGCGCAGCCGCAGTCGGTCTGGGATGCCAACCCGGAGTACAAGCGCATGGTCGCCGCCGGCGGCGATCCGCAGACGGTGAAGGAAACGATCGCGCGCGGCGCATCGATGGAGGCGCAGGCGATCACTGCGCCGATCGCGGCGATCGCCGGCCGCATTGCGGCACCCTTCGAAGCGGACGTGTTCACCCGTGGCCTGGCTCGCAAGCCCAAGGCAATGCTTGCCGGCGCCGCTCGCGAGACCGTGGAAGAAGGCATCCAGGAAGGCGGCTCCCAGCTTGCCGGCAACCTTGGCCAGCGGCAGATCGATCCGACCCAGGCTGCATGGGAGGGTGTCCCCGAAGCGGCCGGTACCGGCGCGGCGATCGGCGGCCTGCTCGGCGGCGGCATGGCCGCCGGTGGTGCTCTGGCCAGCCGCGGCGACAACCAGGCTGCGGTGGCAGCCGATGCGGAACGGGAGCGCCTGGCGCGTCGGCCGACTCCGACACCCCCGTCACTGCCGCCGCCGCCGATTCCCCAGATGCTGGCGCTGCCTCCGCCGGAGGTAATGACTGCAGGACCCGATGGCACTATCACGCCGGGCAGTGTTCGCCCGGAGGTCATGGCAGAACCCGAAATGCGGTTCCCACAGGGTCGCGGCATGTCCGCGCCGTTTGACGGGCGCCGAGTCGCCGCGCGGCCGCAGCCGACGGTCCCGTTCCCGGATGCGGCACCTGACTCGATCGCCGGCATCGCCAACCTGGTATCGCGTGCTCGTCGGTCGGCAGATCCAGCTGCTGCAGGTGCACCTGCAACTGCAAGCACAGAGGCCCCAGCTCCGCAGGTTCAAGATGTGCAGCCCGGCCTGGCGACGCCGGAGGTCCCCGCGCCGGCATCGCCTGCATCGCCGCCGGCGCCGGCGGTGGCGCCGCCGTGGGTCGATGCGCAGACGGGCGAAACTCTGCGGGAGCCGACCTCGACCGACATCAAGCAGCTGCTACACACCGGTCTGCAGTACCAGGTCGAGACCCATGGCGGGATCAACACGCCGACCCTGCTGCGCTCCATGCGCGACCAGTACGGGCTGCCCAGCGCCCGGGTGCGGCCGCTGCTGGAAGAGGTCAAGGGCGAGCGTCGACGTGGCTTGACCGAGCCGCCGGCGGACGCCGGCAACGAGGCAACGGGTGAAGTAGCAGGCGCGGCGCAGCAGCCGCCGAAGGGCGCGGCGCCGCAGGCTGATCTGCAGCTGGATGGCACCGCAACCGCCGACCGTGCCGCGCCGGCTCCACTGGCCAGCGAACTGCAGCTCGAGCCAAGGCAAGCAGAGGCGCAAGGGGATACCGGTTCGTCTCGCGAACCGGTCGGCGAGCCGCGTGCGGTTGGCACCAGGCAGGCTACCAGCGCGGGCGATACCGCTCCGGAGCAGCCCATTGCAGAGGCGTCGGCTGGCCAGAACAGCGCGGCGGTGCCCGCGGACGCACCGAAAGTGGCCACCGCGGCAGCCGAGGCGGCGACCAACCCGGGGAACGACTTGCCGCTGCCTTCGGATGCGCAGAAGGAAGCTGGGAACTACAAGAAGGGCCATGTCCGCATCAATGGCCATGACATCAGCATCGAGAACCCTGCAGGTAGCCAGCGTGATCCTCGCTGGCCGGCGCTGAAGAACCACTACGGCTACTTCAAGGGCACGGTCGGCAAGGACAAGGACCACGTCGACGTGTTCATGACCGACCGCGCAGAAGATCCGTCCCTGCCGGTCTACGTGGTCGACCAGGTCAACAAGGACGGCTCCTTCGACGAGCACAAGGTCATCATGGGAACCGCGTCGGAGCAGGAAGCGCGCGACACCTACCTGGCCAACTATTCGAAGGGCTGGACCGGCCTGGGCGGCATCAAGGAAATGTCGCAGGAGCAATTCAAGGCGTGGGTGCGCGACCCGAAGAAGACTACGCGCCGGGTAACCAAGGCCGTGCCGGCGGCGCAGGCGCCAGCCACGAACGTAAGTGAACCAGGGCAGGGCGTCAGCGCTTCGGTCGAAAGCGTCAGTGCGCCGGCAGAAAGCGGCGGTGCGTTGGCCAAGACCGGGATGGAACCTGCAGCAGCTGCAGCTGCTGCAGCGCCGGCCGCAGGTGAGGCTGGCCCGGTCTATACGCCCAAGGTGCGACGCATCGGTGGCTCCCCGCAGTATGACCGCGGCGACATTGGCACCCTTGGTACGTACTTCGCGCCGGGGCGCATCGTGAACGCCTATGGCAACACCCGGGATCGAGTGATTGAGTTTCGTCCGCCGGGGAAGGATCCGCGCTGGCAGGTGAAGGTTCAGCAGGTCGATTCCGCTGGCAACCCGCTGCCAGGTGAGGAGCCGCGCTGGCACAGCACGATCCCGTCGCCGAACGACTTGGAACAGGTGCTCGGCAAGCCGGTCGCGAAGGCGCGCAAGGCTACCGCCTCTGCACAGAACAGCACCGCGGCGAACGACGCCGCGCCCGCGCTGCCGCAGAAGCAGGCCGCCACTCCGGCGGTGATCGAAGACCTGGGTGAGAAGCTGGGCGGTGCGCGCAAAGACCTGGCCAAGCCGACCGGTGCCCGGCCGCAGCGTCGGGCAGATCCGGACGGCGACCAGGACACCGGCGCCGCCTGGTCAAAGAAGTACGTCGCGATGGAAGACACCCGCAACCCGGGAACCTGGCGCCTGTTCAAGGCGAAGAAGGGCCGCTTGGGCAACCCGTTGGCCAGCCGGCAGACCTTTGCCAGCCAGGCCGAGGCCGACGCGGCAATCCCGATGGTCGAGCTGGCTCGCAATCACCGCGCTGTAGAGCGCGAGCCCAACAACTGGGCGATCGCGCGCGACGTCACCGACCGCAAGCGCGTCTATCTCAAGGACGGCTTCGACACCCGCGCGGCGGCGCTGCAGTACATGGCGGAGCACGCGCCAGCGCTGATCGATACCAAAACCACCGTGGGCGAGGATGCACTGCCGCGGCCGGACAAGGTCATGCGCATCGGTGAGGCGCGGCGGGAAGGTGATGTCCAGGGCCAGCAGTTCATGGACACCTTCGGCTTCCGAGGTGTCGAGTTCGGCAAGTGGAACAACCAGGACGAGCGCCAGGAGGTGATGAATCACGCCTTCGACGCGCTGGTCGACCTGTCCGAGCTGCTGAACCTGCCTCCGCGGGCGATGAGTCTGGACGGTCAGATTGGGCTGGCCTTCGGCGCGCGTGGCCACGGCCTCAGCGGTGCCCGTGCGCACTACGAGCGCGACTACGCGGTGATCAACCTAACCAAGCTGAAGGGTGCCGGCTCCCTGGCCCACGAATGGATGCACGCGCTTGACCATTACCTCGGCAGGCAGGATGGCCGGGGATCGGAGCAGGTGACCAACGGCCGCGGTGACAAGGTCATGAAGGCGTCCGGGGTCGAAGACTACCTGAGCAATGCGAGCCGCCTGCGGGGCAATGTGCGCCCGGAGCTCCGCGCGGCATTCCAGGAGCTCATGGACACCATGCGTACCCGTGCCGAGCAGTACGTCGAAGACACGGCGCGCGCTGAGTCCTTCCTCGGCAAGGCCCGTGACCAGGTGCAGAAGCAACTGGGGGACCTGCGCGCCCACATCGAGAAGGAGCGGGCCTGGGGCTCGCGGAAGCGACCCGCCACCCAGCAGGAGCTGGCCACCTTCGATGCTGCTGCCGATCGGCTGCTCAACGGTGACACGTTCAGCACCGATGCGAAGCCGACCAAGGGTGGTGGCGTCCGGTTCACCAACGAAGAACTGGACACGCTGGATGGCGTCCTGAAGGCGGTTACCAACCGCACCGGCTTCAACTCCGATCGCACCGGTTCGCTCGATCGGCTGCGCGACGCAATGGGTACGTACCAGCGCCGGGTGGAGCTCTGGCGGTCGGCTGATGCCGGCGAGACGAAGACCAAGAGCGTGCCGACCTCGTTCATGACCGAGGCCCGAAAGCTGGATGATGGCCGCGTGGGCAACTACTGGACCACGCCGCACGAGCTCCTGGCGCGCGCCTTCAGTTCCTACGTTGAAGACCGCCTGCAGGACGCCGGCCGCGCCAGTGCGTTCATGTCTTTCGGTTCGGATCCGCGCTTCGCTGTGCCGGTCGGTACCGAGTTCGCTCGGCCGTTCCCCGGCGGGGTCGAGCGCCAGGCCATGAATGCCGCGTTCGACCGCTTCTTCGCCGAGGTCAAGCACGAAGAGACCTCGACCGGTGGTGTCCGCCTCTTCTCCCGCCGTGGGTGGGAGGCCGACTTCCCCGATGTCGTGACGGCTCACCGTCCCGGTCGCCTGAGCGCGCATGCGGATTACGCAGCAGCCAAAGCCGGTGACGACACTGCGGCGCTGCGCGTAGCGCGCGACGTCATCACCCCGGAGTTTGTCCAGGACGTGCGTGCTGCGCTGCCGGAGGGCAGCAAGCCCCTGGTGGTGGCCGTGCAGTCCCAGGAAGCCACGGGCAACAACCGCATCCCGCGGATGGCTGCCGAGGTGCTGGCCCAGCGGCTGGGACTGCAGGTGTCCGAAGACATCGTCCAGGCCGCGAAGGTCAACCGTAGTGCCGGCGATGCTCTGCACCGGCTGGCCAACCAGCCCCCGTTCACCGGCAAGGTGGAGAAGGGCCGCGACTATGTTCTGATCGATGACACGCTGACCCAGGGCGGCACGCTGGCTCAGCTGAAAACCCACATCGAGGACAACGGCGGGAAGGTGGTGCTGGCCACGGCTTTGACCGGCAAGGACTATTCGCGGAAAATCGCCCTCAACTCCCAGAGCCTGGCCGACGTCCGTGAACGTTTCGGATCAATCGAACCCTGGTGGCGCGACCAGTTCGGCTACGGCTTCGAAGGCCTCACCGAGTCCGAAGCGCGCACCATCCTCACCCTCGACAAGGGACGTCTCGATGCTGACGCCCTCCGAGATCGAGTCGCTGAAGGCCGAGTATCGGGCCTCCGGCCAGTGGGCGAAGGAGCAGCTGGCGAAGGATCCGGAGCTGAAGCACCTGGGCCCGGCGGGCGGGTAAACCGATCCGCTGCACCGGCTGCCAGCGGCGGCCTTGACTTCGACCGCGCGCTGCAGCTCAAAACCGACCTGACCCAGCACTGGGGCGAGAACGCGCCCAGCGTGGTCGTGGTGCGCTCGGCCGAGGACTTCCCAGCCAGCGCCAAGGTCGACCCGGGCTATCGCCGGGCCGAAGGTGTGTACGACGGGCGGCCCACGGTCTGGATCAACGCCGGCAACATCGCCACCGAGCAGCGCTTCGCTCAGGTGCTGGCCCACGAGGCAATTGGCCACTACGGCGTCGAGTCCGTGGTGGGGGCCAAGGATTGGACCCAGATCGTGGACGCGATCGACAAGCTGGCCGCCGACGGAACCGGTACCGCTGCATTGAAGTCGGTGCTGGCTGATGTGACCAGGCGCTACGGCACCGTCGATCGCGAGACCTTCGCCAAGGAAGCGATCGCCGTCATGGCCGAGCGGGGGATCCGCAACAGCTTCACCAGTCGCGTCGCCGCCGCGGTGCGCCGGTTCCTGCGCCGCGTCATGCCGTCGCTGAAGTGGTCCGAGGCCGAGGTTCGGGACCTGTTGAGCCAGGCCGACGGCTTCCTGCGCGCCGGCATGTCGGCGCAGGCACAGCGGGAAATGGTGCGCTCCTACTCGTTCTCACAGCCGCAGATTGATGGCCGCGGCGAAGCCTTCCTCGAGCAGAATGGCGGTCGATTTCTTCGCCGCGACGATCAGTGGTACCTCGCCGACGAGCGCGGTCGACCGGCCGACTTCCTGACCCTTGGCGCCGCGCGTGCTGAGGCCGAGCGCACCGGTGGCCAGGTCCTGGCCGATCCGGTCGAGAATGGGCCGCGGACCTGGAGCGTGGTCCTGCCCAACGGTGCCGAGGTGACGCGCGCTGCTCGCGGCCGCCTCTTCAGCATGCCGCCGGCGGACGCACTGGCTGACATCGATGCGATCCAGCAGGGCATTCAGGGCGAGGGTGTGCTGGCGCGTGCCCGGCAGAAGCTGGCAGACCTCAGCCTGAGCAAGGTGAAAGACACATTGCGGCCCACCTGGCTCGGTACGCTGGCCACCCGGCACCTGACGGAGCTGGGACGCGACTATTTTCCGACCATCGATCGCTATTCGGACTACCTGGCCGAAATGCAGGCCGATCGGAACAAGCTGCAGGCGGAGGCGGACACGATCGCGGAGGCGGCGCGCCAGTGGGCCAGCAAGAACAAGGCCGAAAGCAGGCGCCTGTTCGATCTCATGCATCAGGCCACTATGGACGGCGTGGACCCGTCCCGCGAGTACCAGCCCCTGCAGTTCCGGATGCCTGGCGAGAAGGGCCTGCAGGAGGTCAACCGCAAAAACGTGCTACATGCCATCAAGGTGAAACAGCAGCAGATGCGGGAGCGCAGCGGCGACAGCAAAACGAACATCATGAACGAGGTCAAGGCGCTGAAGGCCATGCTGAAGGCGGAGCCGCGCCGGCGCCGGCAGTACGCTCCGTTGGTTGAGCAGTGGTCGCAGCTGTCGCCTGAAGCACGGAGGTTCTACATCCAGTTCCGTGATGCCTATCGAGCCAGGTCCGACGCGGTGGAGGAGGCCTTGGTACAGCGCATTGAGGATCTGAAGGGCGGCGACATGGTGGGAGGAACGGCCCTAAGCGATAGCAGTCGCCGCATGTTGGTGCACAAGGTTCGAGAACAGTTCGAATCGGCACGCCTGCAGGGTGTCTACTTCCCCCTGCAGCGCTTCGGCAAGTTCTTCGTTGCAGCGGAGAAGGACGGCACCAACACCTTCCTGATGTTCGAATCGCTGAATGAGCTGGATCGTGCGGCGGAGGATCTGCAGCGCAGGGAGTGGGTCATTACCGCTCGAGGGCAGAAGATGGAGGGCAAGGCAGCTGACGCACCGAGCGGCACCTTCGTTGCCGACGTGATCGACCAGTTGCGCACGGCCCATGTGTCCGACGCGGTCCAGGACCAGGTCTACCAGCTGTATCTGCAGACCATGCCGGAACTGTCGATGCGCAAGCATCAGATTCACCGCAAGTCGGTGCCTGGCTTCGATCCCGATGCCGTGCGTGCGTTCGCCTACAACATGCAGCACGGTTCCCACCAGCTGGCCCGGCTGCGCTACGCCCATAAGTTGCAGGGGGTGCTGACCGACCTGAAGGACGCACAGAAGAAGATCCAGGCGTCCCCCAGCGTCGACACGCGAAAGATCGTGGCCGGTGACGCTCTCCTGGAAGAGCTGGGCAAGCGGCACGACTGGATCATGAACCCCACCGACTCGGCGCTGACCAATCTGATTTCGTCGTTCGGCTTCACCTACTACCTGGGCGCCACGCCGGCGGCCGCACTGGTGAACGTTACCCAGACCGCCCTGGTCAGCTACCCCTACCTGGCCTCCCGGCACGGTGGGGTCAAGGCCATGAACTACCTGCTGGCCGCAAGCCGCGACGCCGTGCGCACCGTGGGCAACATCCAGAAGACCCTGACCGATCCTGACGAACTGCGTGCATATCAGGCGCTGGAAGTCGCCGGCGCGATCGAGAAGACGCAGGCCCACAACCTGGCCGGCATCGCCGAAGGCGGCATGACCGGCTACAACCCGGCCTGGAGCAAGGCCATGGAGATCATCGGCTGGGGCTTCCACAAGACCGAGGTCATCAACCGCGAGGCGACGGGCATGGCCGCCTACCGTCTGGCGCGCGCGGATGGCAAGTCGTTCGACGAGGCGGTGAAATTCGCCCGGGACGCCATCTTCGACACCCACTTCGACTACAGCAACGCCAACCGCGCCCGCTTCATGCAGAGCGGCACCGCCAAGGTGCTGCTGATGTTCAGGCAGTACAGCTTGAACATGACCTGGGCGCTCGGGCGAATGGTGTGGCAGGCCACCAAGGGGCAGGATCCGCAGGTGCGCCAGATTGCCCGGCGCAACTTGACCGGCCTGCTGGGCATGAGCGCGCTGTTCTCCGGCGCGATGGGCCTGCCGATGATGGGCATGATCATGGGTGCGCTGAACGGGATCCAGGCCACCTTCGGGGATGACGACGAACCCTGGGATGCCGAGACCGAGCTGCGGGCTTTCCTTACCGGCATGCTGGGGCAGGGCGGCGCGGATCTGCTGCTGCACGGGCCGGCCGACAAGCTGACCGGTGCGAACATTTCCGGCCGAGTCGGCCTGGACAGCCTGTGGATCCGAGACGCCGATCGCGAGCTCGACGGGCGCGGCATGTTCAACAACCTGCTCGAGCAGGCCGCAGGGCCGATGGGCGGCGTCCTGAAGAACGTGCTGGTCGGCAAGCAGCAGGTCGACGAGGGCCACATCATGCGCGGCGTCGAAACCATGCTTCCGAAGGGCCTGAAGGACATGATCAAGGCCGGCCGCTACGCCACCCAGGGCGTGAACACCCTGCGTGGCGATCCGGTCGTCGAGGACCTGTCGCCCTGGGAGATCCTGCTGCAGGCCAACGGGTTTGCGCCGGAGAAGGTGTCCCGCCAGTACGAGACCACCCGCGCGCTGAAGAACTACGAGCAGCACATCCTCGACCGCCGCAAGTCGCTGGTGAACGCTTTCGCCATGGCCTTGCGCAACGGCGACGCCAGCGACCGGGCTTCGGTGCTCAGCAAGATCGGCGCCTTCAACAAGGCAAACCCGGAGCTGGCGATCACCTCGAGCGGTCTACAGCAGTCCATCAAAAACCGGGCCCGCTACAGCGCCAGGGCGGAGGCCGGCATCGTGCTCAACCCGAAGCTGGAGGCGCGGCTGAACAAAGCCGTGACCGAGTGATTGTTGGAACTTAGTGGCCCAATCGGATCAGTCGGGATGAAAGCAATGTGAAGGCGCCGGCGCTGGTGCCGGCGTTACCGATACAGGGGTCAGTAACCGATGGACAAGAAGGACTCGCAGGTGGTGGCCATTGGAGAAGGAAAGCAGGAGAAGGGCCAGCCCACGGGCAGTGGTGCTGGTTTTCTTTCCCCTGCAACAGGCCTGGAGGTGGTGCCCAAGGCATCCAGGGGGCGGCACTCCCGCCGCCAGACGCTGGAGAAGGGCATGGAAGATGAGCGCCACAAGGCTCAGGTGGTCTCGATGGAGGCCTTCAAGGCAGGCCGGGTGGGGCAAATCCCCCCGGAAGTGCTGGACATGTATGACCAGCTGACCCGTGACCAGCACGCGCTGGTTCGGACCTCGATCGTCCTCCTGGCCGCCCTGCGGCGGCGATTGGGCTTGCCGGACCTGTAACGGTCCACGGGGCCGCCGAGGCGGCCCCTTTCGCGGCCTCAGGCGCTCACGGCGCCATAAGGCCGGCATGGTGTAATCGAGCCATGTGCTATTCCGCCCAGATCACCGCCGCCTATCAGAAGCTGGTCCGCATGACTGGCGCCACGATCTCCCTGCAGGAGTTCGCTGCTCTCTACGCCCATGACCCGGGGAAGAAGCGGCCGAAGACGCCGAAGGCGATGGATGATGCGTTCCGCGCCGGCGCGAGCCCGGCTGAGCTGGCCGTGTGGGCTGAGATCGAACAGTGGAACCGCGCCGAGACCGCCGTCCTGGAGCAGGAGCTGTTCGCGAACCGGAAGCGCCTGGCCGACGCGGAGCGCGCGCTGCAGGTGAAGGAAACCAAGAAGGCCCGGGAAGACGTGCGGATCGCCGGCAACAAGATCGAGCGCGCCCTGGGCAAACTGGCTGACCTCAAGCGCTCCGAGCCGAAGGACCGTGACAGCCGAATCTTCCCCGGGGTCTATGCCCCGGTGATCATTTCAGAGGGCGGGAAGCTGGTCATCAAGCCCATGCGCTACCAGTGCCGCCTGGCCGGGAAGCCGGCCAACTACGACCAGCGCTTCCCGGGCACCTACAACGCGCGCCGGGATAGCCTGGAGAAATTCTGGGCGCCGGCATTCGGCCACACCCACGGGCTGATGGTGGTGGAGACGTTCTACGAGAACGTGGAAGGTCCGGACGGCAAGAACCAGGTGGTGCAGTTCACGCCGCGCACCGGCGAACCGATGCTGGTGGCGTGCCTGTGGTCGCACTGGACGGACCCCGCGGGGAAAGAGCTCGATCTCCTGTCGTTCGCGGCGATCACCGACGATCCCGAGCCCGAAGTCGCTGCGGCTGGCCACGATCGAACGATCATCAACATCAAGCCCGAGCACGTCGACGCCTGGCTCCATCCGGACCCGGCTGACCTGGCCGCGTTGTATCGGATCTTCGACGACAAGCGTCACCCCTTCTACGAGCACCAGCTCGCGGCGTAGGAGGGGAGCGACGGTGGCGTGGCAATAGAGTGCTCACAATCGCAGCCGCTGCGACCGAGATTCGTATCCTGCCGGCCATGCCGCTTCCCGACTCCTTCTACTGGACCACACGTTCGGCCAGCTGGCCAAGCGACCCGCTGACTGTGATCGCCTGCCAGGGGATCTGGGTCGTCTCCATGACCCAGCGTGTCGATGACGGGATCTGGGTGGCACACCTCGATCGACATAGGAATGGTCCTGGCGGACCATGCCGGCGCTGCAGTAGCTACGACCAAGGTCGGGTCGGCGCCGAGCTCTGGGTCACTAGGCACCAAGCTCGATTGCGGGAGGACGTGGCCAAGATCACCGCCTGGCGGGAGGCTGTGCGGGCAAACAGGCTGACCAAGGCGCACATCGAGCCACCGTTCGGCTGGACGGGATAGCGAGGCGTGGAGAGCCTTGGCTCTCGATCAGCGTTGAATCCAGCTCGGTTTCTTGGCAAGCACGGCTCTGCTAGAGTTCCTGAACGAAATGCAAGGAGCACTCATGTCCGGTCGATGGCAGGGGATAGCATTTGCAGTCGCCGCAGTGGTGATTGCTTGCGGCACAGCATGGGCGGGCTACTGGATGGGCTTTGCCGGGCATCTGCCGAGCGACGCCTTGTTGCAAGCAGATCGCCACGTGGCCGGCTTGCTGAAGGCAGCAGCCCTCTTCACCCCACTGTTCGTCCTCTACTTGACGTGGAGGAACTGGCTGACCGCTCGACACAAGATCAAGGTTGATTTGTTCGATCGACGTTGGGGTCTTTGGCGCGAAGTGGAGCGCATCTACTCCGAAACAATAGAGGGGCGTGATTTCACCAGGGCGCTGCAGCTCAGTGCCATTCAGGCTTCTTGGCAGGCGCAGTACCTCTTCAGTGACGCTGCCGGAGAATACCTGCGCGACAGCTTCTTCGCGGATTTGAATGCTTGGTCGCTGGAAATGAATCGATCGGTTGCACCCGAACAAGAGGCTGATTGGTCGAAACGGGTGGACGAGCTGAACGATAGGCTGGGCAAACATGCATTTCGGTTTCACGAGGTGGTTGGCCAGCAGATGACAATTCGAGAGTAGTGTCGAAAGTGCCGCGGTGAACGCCAAAACTTCGGGTTGGATGGCAGAAGATCCCTGGGGGAATTGAAGATGCTGGAGGCTTTCTTCCTGGCGACCGCCAAGGCGGCGCCGGCGACCACTGCCGCGGCGAGTGCCGGCGAAGACTGGAAGTGGCTAGTGCCGGTAGCTACGCTGATCTTGGGCTTCGCTCTGAAGTGGTTTCAGGATTTCGTCACTGAGCGCCACCGTCGGGGCCATGAGCGGGCGTTGCGCCGAGAACAACGGTTTGACCAACTCCGAGCACGCAGGGTCGATGCGGAACGCGCGAATCTTCTAGAGTTGCAGCCCCTAGTGGTGAACTTCGTGCAGGCTGCGACCGACGCATACAGGCTGAAGATGAGGTCGTTTGCACAAGGGCTTGGACCGGCCTCGTATTTGCCGGGCAGCGAGTATCAGCATGAGGGGTCGCGTAAGGCCATGGCTGCGGTCGACGACGCGGTACGGCGGTCGTCGGCGGCAATTATCCCGCTACAGGCTCGGCTGCACTCCGTAGAAGTGCGAGTAGCGCTGAACGATCTGATCGACGTGGTCTGGGCGGCAATGGACGCCAAGTCCAGTGAGGACATGAGAAGGGCTTGGGACCAAGTCGATCTACCGCACAACAATCTGCACGGAGTGATGGGGCGAACCATCAAGCAGCTCGAGGACGAGAACCAGCAGCTCGGGGATCCGCCGATCCGCTGATCGTGGTGTTGGTCAACATCTAATGTTGACCAAGAAGTTGACCAAACGCTGCCAATCGATGCCCATTTCAGCCCATGCGGCAGTGATCAACGAAAAAGCCCATCAAGCTAAAGCATTGATGGGCTTCGTTATTTCTGCTTTCTGGAAGCCGGCGCCGATGGCGTCACGGGGACAATGCACCCCCGGTTTCTACAGTGCTGCAAGGTACAGGGCCGATTCCGTGTCGCCACGGGCAGGGCCTGCCCAACGATGCGAATGTTACGGCAATCTTGCTGAACAGTCACGCGGTCGGGCTTCACGTAGAGGCAGCAGTGCATTCCCGGCCGCGCGGCGGGTCACCTGGCACATTGCCGTGCCTGGTTCGACATGTTCGAATCCGTGGGTGCCTCTCCAGGATTGCGCGATGGCCGTTTTCATCAGTTCCGGCAGGATGCGGTTGCGATGGATGGGGATGGTGGCCGTGGGGGCCCTGGCACTGCAGGCCGGGACTGTCGCGGCCGCAGAATCCTCGCGTGCGTCGGTGGAGGTGGCGTACAGCCCCCCGCTGGACCTGTTCAACCTGCTCGACAACCTTCCGGATTGGCTGCCGGGCTATACCACTGCGGCCTACCAGCAGGAATGGCAGCGGCACTTTGGTCTGGACGAGCGTGATCGCCACTTGCTCGCCGGCTACGCTGCATTCCGCCGGCGTACGTCACCATTGGCACGGGACGATGAGGCCAAGGGCACGCCGGCTGATCGCCTGTTCGCGGGCTCCGATACCCGCACGGGTGATTCATATACGCGCCATTTCCTCGCTGCGGCCTCTTTCGATGCCGCCACTGAGAGTGCGATCGCCGCCCAGACTCCCGACGATCAGGCGCTGCTGAGGCAGTATTACGCGCGCTTCGCGCCGCGTGCACGGCGCCTGTTGACGGCGGCGCAACCGTTCCACGAGCAGCAGGACGCGCTTGCCCGTCAGCTCACGTCGCCTCCAGTGGGCAGGCTTGCGGATGAAATGAAAGCCTTCTTCAAGGTGGATGCTCCCCCGACCTTCCAGGTTCGTTTCCTCTGGTGGCCGGATGCCACGCAGACGCAGGCAAAGCTCCGTGGCGGTTACATTTTCCTGTTCTCGACGTTCGATGCCAAAGAAGACTGGGCACCGATCGTGATGCATGAATACAGCCATTTTCTTTCCGCGGGACAACCATTGAAGCAGCGGCAGCTGTTGGCTGGGGCGTTTGCTGCGCTATGTCCGGAAGCATTGACGTTGCCCAATCCGTTGAATGCCCTGGAGGAGCCGCTGGCCATCTACTGGGGCCAGTATCGGTTCCAGCATCAGGTGCGTGGCGAGACGCTGTCGGCGGCGTCCTCGTGGTACATCCAGCCGCGTGCGGATCGTGCGGCGAAGGCACTTGCCATTGCGTTTCCGGCGGGACGGCCCGCGCCACGCCTGGAGGTCGGCCCGCTGCTGGATGCGGCGGCATCGGTGTGTGCTTACGCCAAGGTTGAATAG